ACTAGGATTATCTGAAAGATAGTTGTGATAATTCTATTTAGCATTAGTTAGTCCTGTTCTGGGGTAGTGAACAACTCGCTAGGGGTAGCAAGCATTATGTCGATTTGGTAGATTAGTGTTTCTAGTTCTTCAGTAGTCATAGCATTATCCTATCAGTAGGGGCAGACAATTAGAGGTAGTCGTTAGGGTCTAAGTTGAGGTAGTCGATAGCACTCTCTAGAGGCATCATTCCGTCATACTCAGAGCAGTTAGGGCAAACGATAGTATCGCTAGTGAAAACACCCTCGCAGTAAACACACATTACATCATTCATTTTTATTACCTTTCTAATTTCTTTCTATACCTATAACCTAGCATAGGGGTATGACAATGTCAAGCATTTAGGGGCATATTTTGCTATTTTCTTTTACAAACTTTTTGGGGATTTTTTGTAGGATCTTAACAATAGTTATCCACAGAGTTATCCACAGGGCCGACCACACAAATGACTTTTAGTCAAATGCGTAGCGAGAAGCATACAGCTCCCCAATAGCCTCCTCCTGGAGTTGGCGGTTCTCCGCCTGGCGAAGGTACTCCTTCTGCTCAGGGGTCATAGCTGCCTCCTCAGCAGCCATCTCCTCCTGCCAAGATAGGAAGTCATCCCACTCAGCCTGCATCTGCTCTGGGGTCATTTCGTCTTCGTAGTACATGAGTTCACCTTTCGTTATAGGTCAAACCTATCATGAGGGTACGACATTGTCAAGGGTATTTAGGGGATTTCTTATAACAAACGTATAACATAGTTATCCACAGGGTCGGCCCAAGATCGTGCAAATGTCAAGTCGACACGCCGTAGAAAAATAAATAAAAAACTTTTGCGACACGCCGTGTTTGGATTTGACTTTGTCCTAGATGTATGATTAGATAGTTATAGATAAGAAAGGAAGTTCAAATGAACAAACTAAATGTAGCAACAGGTCACTGTGTAGTATGCGAAGGCAACCTATACAACAACGAAAAGGCTTGCGAGTCTTGCGTGTCACAATACGGTGTGACAGCCTAATTGTCAGCGGTATGTGTTAGAGTATTACTAGATAGATAAGGAATGATTATGAAAAACAACAACTATGGAAACTATTCAGTAGGCGTTATCCTAGATGAGATTAGAGAAGCAGTATCTGCTTACCACATTGCCTCAATGGGTGATGACCGTAGAGAAATCGAATCAGCAGAGGCAACTTATCTAGCAATGATTACTCTCTACGGAAAAGAAACAGTTCAGTTAGTTGTAGATGATTACAACAAAAATGTTATTGGAAAGGCTTAGAAAATGATTACATTGACATTCGAAACTTGGGAAGAATTTGACCAAGCCATTGGTTCGATTTGTGTTGTTGAGATGGCACTAGCGTCAGAGTAAAGACTGGCACTAGTGTGCTCACTAATTATTGCTTGACTTTTTTCTCAAACCATGTATCATACATCTCTACAAAATATTCAGATTTCTAAAAATATGAAATTTTTCAGATCAGCTCCATATCAATTATAACATTTTGATAACGGAATGGTAAAGCAACAAAACCATATTTGATGTATAATAATCCTATGACATGTAACTGGGCACTTGAGATCTTCCTAGATAAGTTTTGCTCGGCATGCAAACAGAAGGAAAAAATGGAAGTTCCAGAAGAGATCAAAAAAGAATGCAAATGCGAAAACTGCAAATGCAAGAACAACTAAGATATTAAATAGCTAACTAGCGAATAGAACATAGCCATCCACATATAAGCAACGATGGCTGCACCTAGCACGTATAAAAACTTTTTCATGATGTGTAATACCATATCCAGATAAATGCAGCGGTAACTAAACAAACAATACCAAATTCAAACATATAACCCTATCGACTAGTATTGATATATCCATGCTCAAGCAGTATATCAAACAAAAGACCATTTACATAATCTAGCTGTGGCTTTTGATTAAGAATCTGTTCTTCTAGAACATCTTCTGGTAGATTATGCTGCATAGCCATCTCACGATTCATTTTATTAATAACATTAGTCATTAATTCTATAACTTCATCACGCATTCTGTCTCCTTTTGTAGTGATTTATATATAATATCATGTTTTCTAAAGTTCGGACGGTATATAAAAGCCGTAGGCTTTGCTCGAAGAGCAATCTACCATTTACCTATAGGACAAGAAGCTTGTTTGAGCGTACTCTTAAGCTTCATAAAACATCCACATTTACGACATTTAACCAATCTCTTATCGAGCCAAGGACATTGTCTACATATATCTAATCTTGACTCTATTAGTTCTTTATCTGACCTAGGTTGATTTGGATCAAATAGATCAAAAAACTTGACATCCCCCGAATTTTCTGACATAATAGCTAGTTTACCATAAAAAGTGCTATAATTCTTATATGACTATTTCAATCCCAGGATCAACTACACGTACCTTTACAAAAGACAATGGAGAAACTCTCTCTATCATCACTGGTACTGATGTATATCAGCCTCTTGCAGAAACAACTCCTGCAATCCTTGCACTTAGAACAGAATTAGATAAGAAAGATTCTCTAGCTGGACTTAAGCTAGCAGATTTCGGAGCTGGTACTGGACAGCTTGGTATTATTGCTAAGACTGTTTTCCCAGAACTAGAAGTTCACGCTTATGACAATGATCCAGCAACAGAAAAGTACATTACTGCAAACGCAGAGCTACACAACGTAGATGTTACAGCTCACATTGTAGATGTTGCAAGTATTTCTAACTCAGACAAGTTCGATGTTGTAATTTCTACACCACCGTTCTACCCAGAGATTCTAAAGAAGCTTAACTATGGTGGGGTTCACGCAAATGATCCAGAATCTGCAGTATATGCTGGAAAAGATGGATTGGACCTACAGTCAGTATTTATCAATAAGGCATCAGCAGTTCTAAACCAGGGTGGATTTATTGTCGCAGTTCACGCACCTACTCAAAAGGATGCTGTTTACGAGTTGCTTACTGCAGCTGGTCTATCAGACGCAACTACACTAGTTGTAGACAATGGAGAAGAGTTCAACATTGTAGATGCTGTTTATACAGTAGCATACAAGAATTAATAATCCTTAACGCAATTGCTCACTAGGAAACTAGTGGGCTTTTTGCATATGTGGATTTGGGTATCTCTATATCACGCCGAGCTTAGTCCGCTGGACTTAAAACCAATTTTTTCCGCTTTACTCTTATGCACATAGTTATCCACATCTTTAAATAATCTATTATAATTAAACATATGACCCCTCTAGAACTTACTGGAATGATCGCTGGAATCATAGTTTCAATCGGAACAATACTATCAATGACTGGACTTGGAGTCCGTTGGCTAGTCAAACACTATTTTGATGACATCAAGCATGAATTGAAGCCAAATGGCGGTTCATCATTAAAGGATCAAGTAAATAGACTAGAAGCTCAGCAGGTCGAGGCAGATAAACTTCGTGTAGAAATGAATAAAAAGATTGATCACATGTACGAAGTTCTTTTAGAATATATTAGTAAAAATAGTAAGTAATATATATAATATAAGATATCTTAATATAAAGCTTAGAGATAGTTTTATATATTAAATAATAATAATAGATTGTAGCACGTTTCGACACTCTTTGATGCATTTTGTGATAACTTTTTTATAACGATATTGCAACTCTTTAATAACTAAGCTTTTGTTATCTTTTTGTGATATAATTTTCTTTGACTAGTACTTAGGACTGTCTCTCATACCCACCACTCCTAGGTACTAGTCTTTTTTAATTTTTATGAGGTATAATATAGATATTATGACTAATAATTCTACCTGCTGCCCTGATGAATATTTTGGATCTAATCCAATGATTGTCAAGTGGAATGTTGTCCGTGGCGATACAGCAAAACTTCGTGTTCAATTCTTTGATAACGATGAGGTAACAGTATTCGATACCGATGGATGGGAATATGCAGCTTCTGCTTATGACAGCAGAGGGGACGTTGTAGACGAGCTAGAAGTAGTTGTTGGTGATGGTTATATAGATATTGTAGCCGAAGCTGATATTACAAAGAATTGGGGAACTGGGGCAGGTTCTGTTGTTGCAGAGCTTCCTTTCGATTTAGAAATAATTATTGAAGATCAGGTCTGGACACCAATCTTAGGAACAATACTTGTTATGGGCGATGTAACTGGCGGTGGACTATAATGCCAGTGATAAAGGTAGTCACTAACAACTTCAACCTACCACCAATTATCAAAATTGGAAATAAAGTATTTAAGGTGAATAAATAATGGCTACAAGACATGTACTCCATACTCTAAGCAACTCATCTGCCACTAGACTTACCCCAAACGGGCTTCACTCTGGAATGGATATTACAATTCAAAATGTTAACTCAGATGGCTATGTATATATTGGTGCAGAAGATGTCTCTGCTTTGAGCTATGGGTACAGACTTAGCCCAAACCATGCAATTTCTTGGGAGCTTCCTGGCACAGATTCTCTTTATGCTATTTCAGAGCATAATGGATTGAAGATAGCTACAATTGCCACAAATTTGGAGACTGGCTATTAATGGCTAGGTTTACACACCCAGCAATATCTCAGTCTGGAAGCTCATCGGCTGGAACTTGGATAATTGAGGGTGGCACACTAAACGGTTCTCAACCAACATTCAACGGAGCACCAATGTTTTCTGGTGAGTGGTATCTTATTGGAAAAATCTGTCACTTTACAATAGATGTGGATATGGATAATATTACTAATTTTGGTTCTGGACAGTATTACATAAAACTTCCATTTCCTTCAAAATCTAACTATCTAATGTCTGACGGTTGCTTACACGATATCTCTACTGGTGACGAATATGCGTTATTGGGACACGTTCTAAAAGAGTCAGACATCTTATCTCTTCTTACCACTACATCTAATGGTAAGCAAAATCCTTTTACAAAAAGCGTACCAGTAAACCTATCAACACAAGATAATTTTCATATTTCTGGTACATATATCATTGAATAAGATGAGATAATAGTGTTATGGCTGTTTCTCAGAATATAAATTTCCCCTCATCTGGGTATGCCTCAAAAGTTAAAGCTTCTCAGCAGGCAGAAGATCCTCAATTCTTTGCCGTACCAGGGCCACAGGGTCCACCAGGGCCTCCAGGACCAAAGGGCGACCGAGGATTGCAAGGAGAGTCTATAAAGGGTGACAAGGGCGATACAGGGCCAGCAGGAAAAAACGGAAAAGACGGAAAAGACGGAAAAGACGGAAAAGACGGAAAATCTTATTTTCCATCATATAATCAAAATTCTGGCTGGGCAAAATATTATGATTTTGAAAGCAAACAGCTACCGATTGGTGCCACCCGTGGAATAGATGGTTGGGTTTCTTTTTGGATAGATAGTTCAGCAAAAGAAGAAAAGTATCTTCCAGAAGGATCCGTAAGTCTTTATAATCCAGAAATTAGAAAGATAAATCTTAAAGGACTAGCCGTTGGCTCTCAAATACAGATTGTGTATAGTTTTGAGATATCAACTTTTAGCTCAAACACAGAGGTTTTAGCAAGGTCACTGTTTCAAGGAACAGAAAAGCATTTTACCACTTTTGTAGGCTCTTTTAAATATCAACATACTTACGAAGTGTCAATAATTCATCAGCTTACTATTGAGACCGAGCTAGATAAGAGTGCTGGGATTATTCCACAACTTATGTCTGACCTGGATGCGTTGGCATCCCTAAAATCTATATATATATCAGTATATTAGTGTATAATATAAGTTATGGCATTTCCAGGCACATACAACATTTCTTACTATAAGGGCGACACCCTTGAATTTAAAATTTACCCGAAAGATGCGTCAGGTGCGGCATTTGACCTAACAGACTTTCTTGCTAATGGTACAGCTAAGTTTACTATTGCCACTGCTAGAGGATCAGAGGCAACTCAGATTCTTGCAACCGCATCCATTGCCAGTGATCTTTCTCATGTTGCATGTGTAATTACTCCATCACAGGGAGCAAACCTGGATCCAGCAATTCAATACGTTTATGACGTAGAGATTTCAAGAACTGTTTCTGGAAGCTACCCATATGTCTACACTCTGCTAACTGGAACTGTTTCAATTACTGATCAGGTTTCTGGTGCAGCATAATGGTAGAAACTACAATAGCATCTGCTAACTTAAATATACTTGGTGGACCTTCTAAGATCGACGTCTCTGTTGACTATGGCCAACGTGGAGATCGTGGAAGTCTAATTCTGTACGGACAAGGAAAACCATACCTGGTTACGTTGCCAGAATCACCATTGCTATATGATATGTATGTTAATCTTTTGCCATCAGATGATGAATATCAATGGGTTTATCAATACATCAATACCCCTACTGGCCTATCATGGAAATCTTTATTTAAGCTACAACCAAATACCTATAGTACTAATGAAGATTTATCTTTTGTAGACGGTAGCGTAGAGGTCTGGATTCCAGTTTCGTCAGTAACTGGTGACGACAATCCGCTGTCAACTCTGACTGCTTCAAATTTTAACGTACAGTATTCTATAATTTCTCAAAATCCAATAGCTTCTTCTATAACAATTGGTGATGTAACAACATCCCCAACAGACATTTTGTCTCTACCAATAACAATAAATGCGGTAGAGTTTGAGTCAGATGCTTGGACCAGCCTGTCAGGGCAGAAATCAGTTCACCTATTTGTGACTGTGGTATAATTTAGAAAGGTGATAAGATGACTGCACAGAATATTGACGGTACCCTAAATGGTACTGGTGTATACAATACAAAAGTTCCTGGCTATGACGATGCAGCCGATATTCAGGCTGCTCTAAAGCTATTCCTATATGGATCGACCTCATTTGACCCAGCAGCATCTGGTGCTATTAATAACTTACCAAACCCGTCTCTTGCTAGATATCTAAAGGTTATGCAAGACGAGATTAACTTACTAGAGTCTTTGGGAATTGGGTCATCTTATGGCACAGAGCCAGAGGATCCAGCAGATGGATATATCTGGATGCCAAGTGATGCAACTGCTACTGTACCATTGGTTCAGGCAACAATTTATCAAAACTCTGCTCCAGTAACCGATCTAGTTGACGGCCTATTGTGGGTAGATAAAAATTCATCACCACTAAAGATGTATGTCTATGATTTAGATACAACTACTTGGAAAGAAATTGGTGCATAATGACAACATACCCAGTAAGCTCGCAATCTAAGGTTGCATATATTTTTGACGGTACAAACTGGAGACCAATCTCTGGAGTAGCTAGCCCTAGTGCAGATTATACTTGGTCTGGAGATCACACATTCAGCTCTGATTCATCAGTAACATTTGAAACAGTTGTAAAAAATAAGGCTGGTATAAATAACTTTGCCACACCATCCGCCCGTGACGCTGCAATTACATCTCCAGTAACAGGTTTGGTTTGTTTTGTTGGGCAAGATGCCGATGGCTCAACCATTAATGATATTCAGTTCTATGATGGCACCAGATGGAGATCATCAAATGACTCTGCAATTCTTAAGTCACCCACTGTTTCAGCAGGGTCATACACACTTCTGATCGGTGATGCAGGAAATAGTCTAAGAGTCTCTGACTCTACTGACTCTATTATTTATATCCCAGAAAATTCTTCTGTAGCATTTAAGATTGGACAGAAAATTGAAATTTTGAGATATGGCACTGGGGCAGTCTCTGTTGCACCAATCAATAGCAACGTAACACTTAACAGCAAAAATTCAAATAGAAAGATTGCAGCTCGATATTCTGGAGCAGTGCTAACAAAGATTGGCACTAACGAGTGGCTACTTATAGGCGACCTGACTGCGTAGGATAAAATGATTGGTTCATTTGGTCTTTGGTCATCCTCTAAAGGAATGAAAACTGTCTCTAATCTGGTTGGTCTAGATAGAGATGTAGCAAAAACGCAAATAGTTACTGACGGGTTTGTTGTTGGTACCGAAACAGCATTTAATACCTCAGACTACAATGAAGCTTCAAATAATAATAAGGTAAGATCTCAGGATCCAGCTTCTGGTACTTTGTTCACGTATGAGCTTCCAGTTAGCATAGAGTATACTGTTTTTGCCTTCGCACCATTTGGATTTTCTCCATTTACAGTATTTGGGTTCTCGCCATTTGGTTTCTTTAATGGTTAGAAAATACTGTCTTTAACATTTTTATAAAAGAAAACCCCCAGATTTAACTGGGGGTATCTTTTTATCTTGGTGTTATTTTTTAACTTTAAACTTAGATCTTATTTTAAAAAGTTTTGGCTTTTCTGCAAATTTGATCCATTCAGAAGCAAAGATACAGGCTGCAATCAGAAGCCCAAGCCCCTCTGCCTGAACAATGTAATATGGGGTTGGATCGATAAGGTAAGTATTCCATGGAAAAGTCCATGCAACTACTGTAAAAGAAACTATATTTCCAAAAATAATGGAAAGTAGAATGCTCTTGTATATGTTTTTCATTTTTTCCCTTGCTTTGTTTATATAAAATTATACTCTGTTTTACTATCAAAATCAATATAGGCTAGTTGTTAGTTTCAATAACACGAGTATAGGTAACTATTGTATTTCCATTGCCCTTTGCCCAAGAGCTTATTGGAACTATCTCTGTTTTTTCTCCACGTCTGCCACCAGCATGAATCATCTCATTAGGTCCCAGATATATTCCTACGTGGTATGCAGACTTAGAGCCCCTGTAGGTAAAAGCTACGATGTCTCCAATTTTTGGTTCTTTGACTAGTTCACCAGAGTTCTTCTGAATAGAAGCACGGTGCTCTAGCGTATATCCTATTTGTCCATACATCCAAAGGACGAGGCCAGAGCAGTCCCAACCATCTGGGGTAGATCCACTAAAGGCATACCAAGTTTTACCAACTTGCTTTTTTACTAGAGATACTGCTCGATTAAGCTCTTTGGTGTCTTTAGCAACACGCTCTAGCCTAGCAATTTCAGCCTCAAGCTGCTCTTGCTTAGTAGCAGCGTCAGACTGTAATCTATCTTTTTCAGCCTTTTCTTGAGCCATCCACTCCATAGACCCAGGCTCTGGATCTGCATTTTTTAGCACAGGACCGCTGGAAAGATTAGAAGCTTTCACTGGTCCAACCATTGGAGAGTATTTTATTGTCACAGTGGGGTTTATTATTTGTTCTGGTTTTCTTACTTCTGTTATTTTAGACTGCTCAGATTTTGTAATATACGGATCTGACATTTTAGCAAATGCAGCCCCAGAACTAGTTGTAAATAGCAGTATGGTACCAATTGCAGCAAATTTTTTATTCATTTTGCTACCTCCTTTTTATTCTTTTCGTTGTTACGACCCTGTCACGGTCTTGGCGACAATATTTTTATTAGTGCGATAGCAATAAAAATGTCTGTTGTTGAGAGTTAGTTACGATTTCAACATTGTTGTCACTTTGTTTAATCATTTGTCCTCCTTAGAACAAAAACTTCCTTTTACAGAAGTTAGACATCAATTATACCACTTTTTAGCCAATTTAGGGAAACAGTCTGATATAATTTAATATATGGCTGATGCAACCAATATCTATCAAATACCGTTTCCACTATCTGGAGACGTTGTTAACGTTCATGGAGATATAAAAAAACTTGCAGACAGGCTTGATGTGGTTCTTCCACAAGCTTCATATGTAGACCTTCCAGCAAAAAATACATCTGGATCAACAATTCCTGCAGGATCTGCAGTTTATGTAACTGGGCACGATGGAACAAATGTCACTGTTTCTCCATCAACTGGAAATACAACAAACCCTACTCTTGGACTAATCAGGGCATCTACAAATAATAACGCTGTTGGTGTAGTTGTTGTTGCAGGGATAATTAATTCAATTAATACATCATCCTTTAGTAACGGAGATACTTTGTTCATTGGAGAGTCTGGTGGGCTTGTAAATGCATCGTCTTCTACCACAGGTGTTGCAGTCGCAACAGTTATCCACTCTGCAGTTGACGGCTCCATTATGGTTGGAACAAGAGGCGATGGAACCTGGGGGGCACTCAAAGCTGGTCTAGCTTAAGGGTGGTATAATAATAAGATGGCAAGAGGAAATAGTTATTCAGTTGGAAACATTCCACCACAAGTTGTTTGGACAGTTGTGCGTGGAGATACTGCTGCATTTAGGGTTTACCTTACAGATGACACAAAGACAGCTCTTACCATTGCAGATTGGGATATTGCAATGAAGATTAAGCGTCCAAATCTTGCAAAAAATCTTGGAGTTATTACTGACGACGCAACCTTGATCCTAACACTTACCCCAGGCCCAGATGCAGATGATGCAAATGGAGAATTCACAGTTTCTTTAACAGCCGAAGAGTCCGAGATTCTAGAAACTGGAGATATTTTTGACATTCAGGTTTCTCAGGTTGGAACTGTTTGGACAGTAGCCCAGGGTAAAATGGTTATCCTGGAAGACGTAACAGACTAATGGCAAAGTCAGTAATCGTAGATAAAACAAAGCGTTCTGTTAGATATATTAAAAACTCTAACTTTTTTACATCTAAAGTTAAATATAGTTCTGGCCATGTAAAGATAAACCAAACACTTCCTTTTAAAATTAAGTTCACAAATATTGGCATATCTGGATATGGCCAGGGTAGTGCAGCTCCAATCGGCATTGCTGTCATTGGCATTAGCAACTATGTGATGTAATCTTAGTATTCATAAATGGCATTATAATTGAGGTATGTCTAGAACAACCATCCCCTATGTAAAAACCAGATTTCAAACTGGTGACCGTCCTGAAGAACAGGATTATGTAGATCTAATCGATACTACCTCCGCTCAGTCAACTGACTTAGGAACTTTCGGCAATAACGAAAATACTATTTCTGGAATTGAGAACCCGACAGTAGTTGATTCATTCGACGCAACTGTATGGCGTATGGTTAAGTACCTAGTGTCTATTTCAAAGACATCTAATGGAGATAACCTGTTCTACGCAACCGAACTTACCATACTTGTAGATGGAACAGATGTAAATGTTTCTGAGTATGGAACAATAGACAATGATGGGAATATTGGCACCGTTAGCGTCTCTAGATCTGGAAATACTGTGGCTTTAACAGTTACCCCAGATTCAAACATCAGACCTGTTACCGTGCGATTTGCTCGCATTGGTCTCAAGGCCTAATTACCCCTAGGAGATAACAATGGCAACAGTAAATAAAGACTTTAAGATCAAAAGTGGTCTAGTCGTAGAAGGTACCACAGGTACTATTAATAACCAGGCGATCCTTACAGAAGGAGCTGGTGATGCTTACATCCTCGACTTGATCGGTGGAGAAACACTAATCACCTCAGTTGAATCAACTCAGATGGAGGTTGTTTCTGGTGAGCTAAACATTAAGTCTGGTGTTTTTGATGCAGATGGTGCTGCAGCCGCAGCCGAAGCTGCCGCAAATCTTTACACAGACGGTGAAATCACCACAGCACTAACAACTGCACAGGGATATGCGGATGCAGCAGAAACTTCTGCTAATTCTTACACAGATGGTCGTGAAACAGCTATCACATCTGCTTACCAAACTTATGCAGACACTGCTGAAACCGATGCAGTTGCGTCAGCTGCAACCTATACAGATGGTGAAATTACAACTGCACTAACAACTGCACAGGGTTACGCAACTACAGCAGAAAACAATGCAAATAGCTACACAGACACAGCATTAGAAGACTATACTCCAACATCTGGACTTGATTCAGCAGTTGGCGGCTATGGTTACCTAAAGTCAGCAGACCTATCTGGCTATGCAACAGAGTCATACGTAAACACTGCAGTGGACAACCTTGTTGACGGTGCCCCAGGTCTTCTAGATACTCTGAATGAGCTTGCAGCAGCAATTAATGATGACGAGAACTATGCAACTACCATGACAACTGCGTTGGCTGGTAAGCAGGGTACTCTAACTGCTGGATCAAACATTGACATTACAGCTGACACAATCTCTGTAACTGGACTTGCTTCAACAGATATCTCAGACTTCAATACTGCAGCACTTTCAGCAACCTCATCAGCTTATGATGCAGCTGGTTCTGCAAGCGATGTTCAGGATAACCTTGATACCCACACAAACGCTTCATCAGCTCACGGTGTGTCTGGTGATATCGTAGGAACCTCTGATTCTCAGACTCTAACCAACAAGACAATTGATGCTTCAAGCAATACCATTTCAAACATTGCTAACTCATCACTTTCAAACTCATCAATTACAGTTAATGGATACTCAACATCACTTGGTGACACAGTAACACTAGATACAGATGATGTTGCAGAAGGCACAGCACAGTACTTCACAGATACTCGTGCCAAGGCATCAGCAGCTTCACTTCTAACTGGAGCAAGCCTGGCAAACATCACAATTACTGGAGATGAGTCTGGCCTAACCATTACTGCAGAAAACGGCGTAGCAGATTCTACAACTGATGACCTAACTGAGGGTGAAGAAAACCTTTACTTCACAGATGAACGTGCAATTGATGCAGTGTCTAACGCAGATATCTACCCAAATGCAGTTATTATCGATAACGTAGCTAAGCAGGTAGCATCTCAGATCACTGCAGCAACAGCAGGAATTCAGGTTGGACACGCATTTGCTAAGGCAGATTACCGTTCAGCAGAATTCTTGGTAAAGGTTGCTTACGGAACTCACACAGAAATCTCTAAGGTTCTTTTGACCCTAGATACTTCTGACAACATCGCAATAACTGAGTATGGAATTGTTGGAACCAATGGTTCAGCATCAACAATTTCTGCAGATATTTCGGGAACAGATGTAAGACTATTAGTAACAACTGCTAACAATAACTCCACAGTTACTGTTATTGGAACACTACTTATTTAATTGAATTAAAGGTTTTGGGGGGTTCCTTAAAAACCCCCCACGCTAAAGACTTAAACAGGAGAAGCAGATGGCAACAGTTGAAAAAGACTTCAAGGTTAAAAATGGCCTACTGGTCGCAAACGGAGGTAGCTTCGGTGGAGCAGTTATTGTAGGAACTCCTACAGAAAATAACCACGCTACCACTAAAGAGTATGTAGATCAGGTAACTGGATCACCAATTGTACCGTTTGAATCATCTGCCCCTATTTCTGCAACAGATGGCCAGCTATATTTTGACTCATCGACACAAAGGCTAGCAATTTATTCAGATGGTGCCTGGATATCGATAGCAACACTTGCTGACGCAGAAACTCTGCAACAGCACATTCATGATACATCTATTGGAGGCAACGGACTAATTGTGAGTCAGTTTGTCGACGCAGGTTATTTTGACAGTGCTGGTAATTTTGTGGACGCAGGGCAAGCAGACACAGAAGTCTTTGCAAACACCTTTGATGGTGGAATTGCAATAGACAATTTTAACTAAAACTAATGTTATAATTAGTATAGATTTACGGGTAACCCCACTACTTAGGAGTAAATAAATGGCAACAAGAATGCAGCAACGCAGAGGAACTGCGGATCAATGGACCTCAGCGGATCCAATTCTAGCAGCAGGTGAAATCGGTTTTGAAACCGACACTGGCTTCTTTAAGATTGGTGATGGAACCAACAACTGGTCAGACCTGTCTTACTTTAAGGACCTTGGAGATCTAGCTGGATCATTTGATGACTATGTGCCTCTTACGCAAAAGGGTGCTGCAAATGGTGTTGCTACCCTAGATGGAGATTCTCAAATTCCAATTTCACAGCTTTCTAATATTATTGTTGGTGCACCAGATTCTTTAAACACTCTTAATGAGCTAGCATCCGCAATTACAGATGTTGATGGTGTTGTTCAGGGCAAAATAAATACTGCACTCAGCACCAAAGTAATCGCAGGAACCAGCCTAACAAAATCATATGATTCAGAAACTGGAGAGGTTACAATTTCTGCAGATTCAACATTGGCTACAGATACAGAGGTTACTACAGCAGTATCTGATCACAACTCAGAAACCACAAATGTTCACGGTATCCCAGACACATCAGCACTAGCAACCAAGGCTGGAGTAGAAACTCTAACTAACAAGACTATTTCTGCAGCAGATAACACTGTAACAATTAATCTAGCAGACGTTATCGATGTAACTGCATCAGCATCAGAAGTAAACATTCTTGACGGAGCAACACTTTCTGTAACAGAGCTAAACTATGTTGACGGAGTAACCTCAAATATTCAGACTCAGCTAGATGCAAAGGCACCTACAGCCAACCCAACATTTACTGGTACTCTAGCAGCCGCAGATATCTCCATTACTGGAGATCTAACTGTTGGTGGAACAACTACCACAGTCAATGCAACAGACCTAGTTGTAACTGACCCACTGATCTACATTGGTGAAGGAAATGATGCAAACGTTGTAGACCTTGGTATTGTCTCATCATTTAACAATGGCTCATACCAGCATGCAGGTATTGTTCGTGATGCTACCGATGGCGTTTGGAAGCTATTCTCAAGTGTTGAGGACGAGCCAACAACTACAATTAACTTCTCACAGGCTGTTTACGATACCCTAAAGGTAGGCGGAATCGAGTACTCTGACGGAGTACAGGTTAAGCAGGGAGTTCCATCTCTAACAGCAATCAATCAGCAGACATCTAGCTACACAACAGTCCTTACAGACCGTGACAAGCTGGTAGAGGTATCATCATCCTCTGGTGTAACAGTTACTATCCCAGCTAACTCTTCAGTTGCATACCCAGTAGGAACATCTATTGATATCCTACAGACAGGTGCTGGTCAGGTTACTATTGCAGGTGCAGGGGGAGTTACAGTTAACGCTACCCCTGGTCTAAAGCTACGTACCCAGTGGTCATCTGCTACACTATTTAAGAGAGCAACAGATACTTGGGTTGTTTTCGGAGATCTATCAGCTTAATCCTAGAAGGGGAAATAATTAAATGGCAGCAAATAAAAGAGTTGGAAAGAAGTCTCTTGCACAAAATGACTATCTAGCACCAGCAGCTCCACTAATCGGAACAGCTACTGACGTTGGAACTAATAGGGCGTACAATGATGGTGCAGCAACAGTTACATTTACCCACCAGGGTCCAAATGCAGCTACTTCTTACACTGTAACATCTTCTCCTGGAGGATATACAGCAACTGGAGCATCTTCACCACTTACCGTGCAGGGGTTGCAATCAGCTACCAACTATACTTTTACTGTTACTGCAACTAATACGTATGGAACCTCTCCAGCGTCTTCTGCAACATCTGCAATTACTGCAACAACAGTTCCAGGTGCCCCAACATCTGTTATTGCATCATCTCCATATGGAGCAAACTACGACACTGTGTCTTGGACTGCACCTGCTAATGGTGGAAAAGCAATTACGAACTACTATGTTGTATCTTCAGATGGTAAGACTGGAAACACCTCGTCTCTAAATATTAATATTACTCAAGAGCAGGGAAGTGCTCAGACATATGTGGTTTATGCAGATAACTCTAATGGTAGATCTGCTGCTTCGGCAGCTTCTGGAAGCATTACTACATTTTCGTTTGTTCCATTCAGCGTATTTGGCTTCTCACCATTTGGTGTATTTGGCTTCTCTCCATTTGGATTCTTTAGAAATCAGTAGGCTAAAATCCATTTTTCGTGTATAATGATTTTATACAGATAGAATGGAGTATGACGTGTATAGAGATCAAACTGTACTAAGAAGCATTAGCAAGTCAACACAAGGACACAAATTCTTTGAAAGATACCTTGACAACGACCTTATAAAACTGTCACAAGAGCTGCAAGAGAGATATTCACTAATCGAGCAAGCAAAAATAGCTGGAGTAACTCCAGTAAGCCCACTAGAGCTTTGGAAAGATTCAAATAGCGTTTCTACTATGAAGTGGAGACAGTACAACGTCTTTCAGTTTCACATCGACGGTATCTATGAACTTTATAAGGCCATTGGTAGTATGGTTAGAGAAGCCTGCGAACACTACGAGATAGATTTTGAAGAGCAAAAGTTTATGATCCAGGGATGGTTTAATATCAATCATTCTGGGAATGGAAAATTGAATTGGCATGAACACGGTGGTCCAGGTGCTCCAGATTTCCATGGATACTATTGTGTTTCTGCAGAGCCATCTTCAACTCACTACATCGTATTTGATAAAGATGTAGAAAACATTAATAAAAATAATCGTGCAATTCTTTCAGAAATGGGGCACCCACACGCAATGGGAGACTGGGATTGGGACGGACCAAGAATTACTGTAGCCTATGACGTTAGTCCATTAAAGAGATTGCAAGAGGCAGGCATTGTTGCAGAGCAGCACTGGATACCACTAGCATAGGATAAGATGACAAAACCACACAAATTTTTTGACAGGATGTTGGACAATGATCTTGAAGATATAAAGTTATATCTAGATAAAAAGCTAGACGACATTCTTGACGGCAAAGTGTTTGAGATAGATAAAACTGCACCTGCAGTTGGAAGTCCTGGCTGGAATAACTCTAACATAGAGCCATGGACCAGATATAATGGTGCCTCGACTCAGCTACTTAGCAAGTATAACCTTCTAAAAGATAACTACGAGCCATTTAAAAAATTGCAGAAAGCATTAAGAGAAATGACTATTGAAGCCTGTGAATACTATGGCATAGATTTCAATACTCAAAACTACCAGGTTATGGCGTGGTTTAATTATGACTATGGTTTTCACAAGTATAGCGTGAAAAATCTTCATGATCACAATAATGGGGAAGGTATTCCAGATTTTCATGGGTACTACTGTATAGACGCAGAACCTTCAGTGACACATTATCAGCTTTACAAAGACCCAAGCAGCATGTTTGAAAATGTCAATAAAAACAATAGAGCGATAGTTTCTGAAACTGGACACCCTCACTCACGAGGAGACTGGGATTCAGAAAGGCCAAGAATTACAATAGCATATGATATTCTTCCATTTGATCCAAATAGAGGAGATAATTTTGTCAAACTTTAAACGATGGGTAAAAGCAAAAACATGCAGTTTTCTTGGACATGAGGTCTTGCGTGGAAATAAGTGCCCAGTTACTGGGATAGTAGAGCTTACCTGCGTTAAGTGTGGTGCATCAAATTTGCCAAAACACAATCCTAACGATAGCAGGTTTCAGTAATGATACATGTTTTTAAAAGTTTTATAAACGATAACGATGTTAAGATCGTGTCTGAGTACATAGACTCAATTAAATTTAATACCAAGGATGACCATGTGCCACTACATGATGACCTGTTTAGCCATGGATCAACAGAGTTTGATATCCATACACGTGGAGAAATGCCAAGGCATATCTTAGACATATTTTCTAAATACTCTAAAGGACTTTTTGACTTGGTTAGTCAAATTGAGCCAGAGGACTATCACCCACCAATGTTTTCCAAACATTATTTAGCTAGATATAAAGCAGGTAGTCATTCGGCAATTCATTGGGACAACAGCAAGCCAGAAAAAACATATAAGTCTTATATATGTTGGACAAAAGATTATACTGGTGGAAAACTTGTATTTCCAAATATATCTCAAGAAGTTGTTATGTCACCAGGAGACTTAATTTACTTTATAGAAAATGAAGAGAATTCTCATGGAATAACAAAAGTTGATAGCGGAAATCTTGTGATTTCTGAAGCATGGATGGGAATAAAAGGTCAACTTTTTATGCCAAGCAAAACTGCCTATGAAGACATTAACTGGGAAGACTGGGAGATTAAGGGGTTCTAGTGAGAGATCTAATTAATTACAAAAAATCATTTATTGACAAAGATACAGCTAATAGAGTAGCAGAATATGCAAAACAGCACGACTTTATATTCACTGATTTTGGTAATAACGAAAAAGAATTTACTGTACACACACACAGTGAGATAAGGAAAAATGATTCAGAAATAGTAGGTATAATAAATGACTATTCCAAAAAAGTTTATGATTTTGTAATACAGGCTTATCCTGGACCATTCGAACCATTTGAAGAAAATACTACACATATAGCTAGATTCTCTAGTGGCCAGGGCATGCACGAGCACTTTGACTCAAGTAGACCAAACGATATAGCAACACTGATTTATCTAAATGATGACTATGAAGGCGGAGAAATTTACTTCCCAGAATACGACATCTCTATAAAGCCTGAGCCTGGAGACCTTCTTACGTTTCCAGATAACCCAAATTTTGTGCATGGGGTAAGGCCTATTATTTCTGGGATAAGATATACAACCCCTCGCTGGTTTACCCGTATAGTATGATAAAATAGACATATAATGTCTACTCCTCTTAGTTTATATACAACAAAGATTCTTAGCGAACATCCACTGGCTGTTTGGGCTTTAGATGACCAAGCTGACTACGTTTCTATTCTTGGGGCAGAAGGAAGAGACATTTCTCTTTGGTCATCAGATCTAGAAACTATAGTCATTGAAGAAAGCTCAGAACTAACCAGTCCAATTTCTGGTGAAAAAGTTTTTAGTGTAACTGACACACCATCTGATCCAGACACAATAGTAAAGTTTAGATTATCTGGAGAAGTAATAGGCTCTTTAATAGATCTAGATGACACACTTGCAACATTCTCTATCTCGTCCTTTGTAAACGTTTCTAGCGGATCCTTGATGTCTGTATCACTTGGAATGTCTTATACAGATCAAACATATGGATCATATGACATAATTAAAAAGTTTTCAAGAGTTTTAAACAATAAGTGGATGATGCTATCGGAGACTTTCGATATTCCTCCAGGCTTAGACGAAGACTACAATCTTTTTATTGAGATAGAGTATCTGTCTAATCAAGCCTTAGACCCATTTACCATTTTTGTATCTGGATATTCTCTTGGACAGTGGTCTGAAGAATTTTCTTCAACGTCAATGGGGGTAATACCAGAACCACTATCAGATATAATTTATGGAATCCCATCTAATACCAAAGCAATAAGAATACTGGGATCCGTCGAGTCCACAGAAGATGGATACATCTTGGCAAACGATTCTAGACTTTTTGCAAGAAATTTTGGAATGCCTCTAGTGTATGGGTCAGACTCGTCAACCACAATATATCCAAATACAGATCTCCCGTCAATACTTATTCCTGGACTTGGGTTCTTAAACAAGTCTGGCCAAAACAAAAACTATAGCCTAGAGTTCTGGATGAGGATTAACTCATCAACTACTTCTGAAAAAAGAATCTTTGGGCCAGTTGCATCAGAGGATGGTTTATACATAGACGGGCCATTTCTTAGACTAAAAGTTGGAGAACATTCTGCCTCTCATTTTGTTGGGGAGTGGTCTAGACCAATGGCTATTCATATCGTAATATCGGAACAAGAAATATCTCTTTTGGTAAACGGAGAGTCTGTAGCAAACATTTCTGTAGATCGATCCACCCTATCTTTTCCAGAAAGAATAATAGATGGGGAGGAAGCAGACTGGCTAGGTTTCTATTCATATGATGAAACTAGCCCATTTGAGATTAATTCTGTTTCAATATATTCATACTTAATATCAAACATTATAGCTAAACGTAGATGGGTGTACGGGCAGGCAGTCGATAATCCAGAGGCACTAAATACAGCTTTTGGTGGAAAGAGTATATACTTTGACTACGAATTTTCAAAATATGGAAATGGGTATAGCTATCCAAAAACTGGTAGCTGGGAGGATGGCTCAAATAATAACATGGAGATTTCTGGGAATAGACTAGCTATTCCAAAATACGCTACTCCAACCATCATATCCGAGACAAGCACTCAAGAAGAGATCTTGTCAGATAATCTTTCTTTGCAAAATGAAGATAGGAATTTCTTGTCTTTACCATCAGACTCAAGCATCTATTTTGAAAGCCTAAATCCGCTTAACAGTAAGCTAGAGGCTATCTATGGAGTTTTTAAAGTAACGGATAACAACTTTGAGAACCAAACCCTATTTCTAATAAAAGATAGCGTATCTGGAAACTATCTAGAAGTATTCATTACTCCAGGAATCATTTGGTACTCAATTAATAATTATGGACAAGTCATAACGTTGGCAGCTGGTACATATCCAGGAACAGGAGAAAGCTTTTCTGTGGGATTTGCTTTTGATAAGATGTCTATGTATTTTGGCAATACTTTGTCAAACTTTTTATCGAATAAAGATTCCCTAGAATTTTTTGTAGCTGGTGGTCCAGATAAAGAAACTTTCAGTGGAAACATCTATGACATATCTTTCTTAAATACCTTTGCATTTAGCAAAGTCACAAAGTACTTTGCCGATAACGGACTTCTCTATGGATCAACACCTGTAAACCAATCAGAAGCAGCTGGATACATCCTACCAGCAAAGCTAACAAAACTAGAATATGTAGATGCTTCTTGGACCTACGAAGAATTGGTTGCAAATGGAATTGTTGATGGAGGGGATGCAGACATAACTTCTTGGGAGTCATCATTTGACGGTGGTCTGGCATTGCAATATGGAAACTCTGGCATTATAGAAAACATATACACTAGCTATTCTCTAAAAATTGTTGAAAAGCCAAACACACTAGCCCTCGATGTTTATGCCTATTCGTCATGGACGACATCTGTCCCAATGTCTTATTTTGGAAAGTACGTAAAGAATGATAGAGGTGACAGCTACTATGACCTGGACTTTATACAGCTAAATGTTGGATATCCTTCTCCAGGAAGTTTTGTTAGGGTAACAGAAAGAGATGAGTCTTGGACATATCAAGAACTTAATCTAAAGTTCTCAAGCCCTACCCAAAAAAGGTATAGTGATCTAGATAATGGTCTTTACACAGGGTACGTAGACTATACAGATCTGCAATATAATGCTAGGCAAAGCTATAGATACGATACATCTAATGCCCTAGTTAAAACCTATGTATATTTTAAAGATATCTCTTCTGGAATGGGTAACTCAGAAAATTACTATTCAGAAACAATCTCTCCGCCAAAAGATGGAATAGTTTCCCCAGGAGATGAATGGGTAAATACCAAATATGAGGTTGTAGATGACATGATCATCTACCCACCAACAGGAATTGATTTTTCTCAGACAGTGATGTTTGTTGAAATTTTTGCAACAGTAGATGGCATATCAGACAAGCCAATAGCAATAGATAAGCTACAGCTAGCATCAATATCATTGAATAATTCATATGGAACACCTATCGGAACTAAGTTTGGTACGGATGTTTATCCATTTACCAAGAATGGATATTACTATGACTTTAAGGCAAAAAATCCATTTAGTATTTATAAGGGCAGCAGTCCATATCTATACTTAAATAAAAACAGCGGTATTCGTGTAAGAGGAGACTTTTCAACTTATGGAAGCCGAGGTATCGAAATTCCTATTAATCTTGAAAAATCTCCTAAGTATAAGATGATTGCCGTACAGTTCTTTGCTAAGTTTGAGGATGACTTTTTCCCATATTCTCCAACAGAGATTTTAGAGATAGAGTCAGCTTCTGGACATATTAAGCTATATATGGAGGCTGCTCACCCAGAAGGCAAAAGAGCAAAGATTTATGCAGTAAATGTTAAAACTGGACAGGTTGAAAATGGAATTGGATTCTATATAAATGGCAAGTTGGTAAAAGACGGAATTATGACAATTAAGCAGTGGTCTTCAATTGGCATTGGTCTTGCTAATTTTATTGACTTTTCGGTGGTTGGAGGGGCAATTAGAATTACTGGTCCTCTAACAGTAACAAATCTATCACACTATAACTCTGTAAACCTACAGCAGGTACAAACTACCTCAGCAAGACAGTGGCAAAAGGTTAAAGAAGATGGATTCCTCACCCTTGACTGGGAATACTGGGAAGGACAGTTTAAGTGGTTTGAGGTTCTAGTCCTTGCATCGTCAAGTTTCTATGGTGTAGATCCATCTGGAATATACAAAACATACATGGGAACATCAAGAGTAGGCATTGACGATAAAACTATTCTACGTGCTGGTAGATACAAATATAATGTTCTTTCTGGAGTTAAGACAGACTTATTTACAATCAATTAAGTATAATATGGTATACTAGTGGTTATGAATCCTGAAAAATTTAAAGTTCCTGGTCAGGTTGGCGAATCAAAGATTACAGTCTTGGATAAGCAATATGACTGGGGTATTTATTTCTGGAAGAAGGCAAACGGCAAGCCTTTTACAGACGGAAACGGTAGTGTTTTAAACATACCGTCCCATAGGGGAGACGCCATTCAGATTCAGAAATTAGTTCGAGAAGCAACAGCACTTGGTCAGGGCGATGGATCATACGAGTTTATGCCTGGTGTTGCCAGAGTATCTGAAGAAGAATACTCAGAACAGAAGGATAGAATGGCTCAAGGGCTTATTCCAAACCTAAATGACCTTGGAGCAGTTATGGCTGCAAAGCAAACTTTGGCAATGTATGGTGATGAGTAATGTCAGATAATGAATACTACATTAGAGATTTGGGCATGCCCGATTTTGAGCAAGAAGTAAATCCTTTTAAAGAGCAAGATCCGTTCTCAAAGACTTGGGACGATCTTAAGGGGCTTGCAGGATTAGAAAAGAACTTTAAGCGTCGTTCAGAAAGAATTGAAAAAGCAGACTATGCTATTGATACAAGCGTAGGCTACAACAACGTAGACGTTAACAGTCTTTCATACCAAGACAGTGCACTAGCAATTAACCGTGGTATTAATGGTGCAACATCAAAAGAAATTAACCCAGGTCGAGTTTACCGTAATGGTTATGGAATTTTCGATGTTATAACACCACCATGGAATCTATATGAGCTGGCAAACTTCTATGACACATCATTTGCAAACCACGCAGCCATTGATGCTAAAGTAGAGAATATTGTTGGACTTGGATATGACTTTGTTCAGACAAAGCGTACAGAGATGGCTATTGAAGCATCAACTAATCCAACAGCAACAGAGAAAGCACGTAAGAGAATTGAACGTGCTAAGTTCGAGCTACACGATTGGCTAGAGTCTCTAAATGATGATGACTCATTTACAAACACAATGATGAAGTTTTACACAGATGTTCAGGCAACTGGAAATGGCTACCTAGAGATCGGTAGAACTGTAACTGGTGAGATTGGATATATTGGACACATCCCTGCTACCACAATGCGTGTACGCAGACTAAGAGATGGATATATTCAGATTATTGGGAATAAGGTAGTATACTTCCGTAACTTTGGTGCAAAGAATGCTAACCCAATTACCAATGATCCTCGTCCTAATGAGATTATCCACTATAAAGAATATTCTCCACTAAATACTTTTTATGGAGTACCAGACATTATGTCTGCCATCTCTTCACTACAGGGTGACGCACTTGCATCACAGTACAACATTGATTACTTTACAAATAAGGGTGTTCCTCGCTATATCGTTACTTTAAAGGGGGCTAAGCTTTCTGAGGAGGCCGAGGACAAGATGTTCCGATTCCTACAGACAAGCCTTAAGGGCTCAAATCACAGAACTCTATACATTCCACTACCAGGAGACTCAGATACCAATAAGGTTGAGTTTAAGATGGAAGCTGTAGAGACTGGAACCCAGGAAGCATCTTTCAATGAATATCGCATTAGAAACCGTGACGATATCCTCGTTGCTCATCAGGTACCGCTATCAAAGATTGGTGGTGGAGATTCAGCAGCGATTGCCGCAGCTCTTGCACAGGACCGTACCTTTAAGGAGCAGGTAGCTAGACCAGCTCAGCGTAACCTTGAGAAGGCTATCAATAAAATCATTAAGGAAAAGACAGACCTTCTTGAATTTAAGCTAAACGAACTTACTCTTACAGATGAGATTGCACAGTCTCAAATTCTTGAAAGATATGTTAAGAATCAGGTTATTACCAAGAATGAGGCACGTATTCAGCTTGGTTTGCCCCAGCACCCAGAGGGTGACGAATTCCTAGATCTGTCTCCAAGACAGGCTACAGATGCTAGAGCAAACCTAGCAGGCAACAGAGCACGTGACGCAGAAAGAGCAAATAATGCATCTGATAGCACAGCAACAATTTCTGGAAGAAATGCCCAGGGAGAGGGACGAGCTTCTCAATAAAAAGTTATCCACAATGTTATTCACATTTTCATAACATTTTTATAAAAAGGGCTTATAATTAAACTACCATGACTATCGCAAAAGCACATTGGGATTCTGAAGGTGAAAATGTTCGCCTATCAATGCCATTCTCTAAAGTAGACAAGGAACGTCGTATCGTTTCTGGATTTGCCACCCTCGACAACGTTGACCGCCAAAAGGACATCGTTACTGCAGAGGCATCAGTAAAGGCATTCTCTAAGTTCCGTGGCAACATCCGTGAAATGCACCAGCCACTAGCTGTTGGTAAGATGGTAGCATTCAAAGAAGATAAGTATTTTGACCCTGAAACAAAGAAGTTTTATAGTGGAGTATATGTATCTGCATATGTTTCAAAGGGTGCACAGGACACCTGGGAGAAGGTACTTGATGGTACCCTTTCAGGTTTTTCTATTGGCGGTAGAATGAATAAGTGGGATGACGCTTATGACGAGAAGATGGACTCTTCTATCCGCATTATTAAAGAGTATGATCTAGTAGAACTTTCTCTAGTAGATACACCAGCAAACCAGTTTGCGAATATCTTGTCTGTTGAAAAGGTAGATGGAAAAGATATGGTTAAGGGTGTAGACACTGAGATTGAAAATGTTTTTTGGGACAAAGATTCTGGCGTTGTAATCCTCTCACAGAATGAGATTGAAAAGTCTCCAACTTCTGGTGAGCCAATGCAAAACATAGGTTTCGTTGAAAAGAATGATGACGAAAAAACAGATATGATAAAGTTCTTAGTTGACAGTGCTAAAGGCATTAAGACTGAGATTAACAAGGAGGAAAGTCCTATGACTGAAACAACAAATGACATCACAGAAAAGTCTGATGATGTAGTTGAAGAATCACAGGTCGCTCCAGAGGCAGATGCAGCAGTTGAAGCAGCAGATGCAACAGTAGAGAAGTCAGCAGATGCTGATGAGGATGACAAGCCTGGTTCTACCGTACCTGAAGAGTCAGACGATGCGTCTGGTAAAGAGGACGACAAGGAAGAGACCATGAAGTCAGACGATACTGATGCAACCGTTGAAGTAGCTGAGGAAGTATCTAAGTCAGACGACGCTCTTGAAGCATCTATTGCAGATGTAAAAGATGTTGTTACAAAAGCCTTTAGCGATCTAACTGCTGTTGTTCAAGCTCAGGCTGAACAAATTGCAGAACTACACAAATCACTTACTGAAGTAAAGAATGAGGTAACTTCAAGCAAGGATGTGTTTAACGAGTTTGGAAAGAGAGTAGACGCTGTAGAGGCTGACACTGCTTTCCGCAAATCTGGTGATCTAGGCGAGATCATTCAGGAATCTCAACCAGAAAAGGTTGAGAAATCCCTATGGGGCGGTCGTTTCCTCAAAACTGCCGATTTATTCAAATAAATAAAAATCACTTAGGAGGTGACAATTATGTCGGAAGAAATTAAGAAAAACAATCCAGATTCATCAGGAAATGATTCTGGTCTATTTAATGGAGAAGGTGCGTTCGCATCTGGTTCAGAAGCTGGTGCAAACATTCCAGGTAACTATGCTACAGCAGGTGCCCTTGGAAACATTCCAACAGCGAACCTAGGTACAACCTCTGGTCCAAATGCTATTAACCCTTCAGGTGAGGCAGGTTCAGGTATCCTACGCCCAGAGCAGGCACGTCGTTTTATTGACTACGTGTGGGATGCTACGATTCTCGCCAAGGATGGTCGCAGAGTAACTATGCGAGCTAACACCATGGAACTTGAGAAGGTTAATGTTGGAGAGCGTGTTATCCGTGCAGCTGCACAGGCTAACGGTGACTACACCAACACTGGAGCAACATTCTCTAAGGTAGAGCTTACAACCAAGAAGATTCGTTTGGACTGGGAAGTATCTGCTGAAGCACTAGAAGACGGAATTGAAGGAGGTGCCCTTGAAGATCACCTAGTTCGTTTGATGACAAACGCTTTTGCTAATGACATCGAAGATCTAGCTATCAATGGTACTGGAGATTCAGGCGACGGTGCATTCCTTGGAATCATGCAAGGTTTCCACAACAAGGTAACCACAAACGGTGACGCACACGAAGCTGTTGTAACTGTTGCTGATGACAACTGGACTACCGATGCAATGCAGAAGATTATTCTTGCAATGCCTCGTAAGTACCGTGCACTTAAGTCAAACCTTAAGTTCTACGCTGGTACTGATGCATTCCAGGGAATCATCAAGAACAACGGTACCCTAGCTGACGCTATTGCTGAGGCATTTGCAGGAACTCCTGCAGGTACTCCAGCTAACCGCCAGGCTTACCTAGATGGTGCTGGACAGACTTTCGGTGGAGCACGTACTACTCGTGTTCTAGGCATTGATGTTCAGGAAGTTCCTTACTACCCTGCAGGTTATGTAGACCTTACATTCCCTCAGAACCGTGTATGGGGTTTCCAGAGAGACATCACTGTTAACCGTGAGTACAAGCCAAAGAAGGACACCATTGAGTACACCGTATTCGTACGTTTCGGTATTCAGTGGGAAGAGGAGGACGCAGTAGCGTTCGCTGATGCAGGAGCAGACAGCTAGTCTGTAACTGATACCTTTAAGGGGGGCAGGAGTTTCGGCTCCTGCCTCCTTTTTAATTAGTCTGTTATAATTAATATTTAGGAGGTTATTATGTCAGAAGAGCTAAATAACAAAATAAAAGAAGCAGATCCTGTTGAAGAAGCAGTTGTCGAAGAAACCAAGGTTGAAGAGTCTGCCCCAGTTGTCGAAGAGGCAGTTGTAGAAGAAGAAGTAGAAAAGCCAAAGATTACAGAAGCTGCACCAGTAGCATCAGACGTAATTTCTGCTCCAAAGCCAGGTCCAGCAACTAAGCCAGGACTAGGGTTTGTTGGTAATGGAGCTATGGGATCAACCGTTGTTCCTAAGAATAATCCAAAGAAAACAGCTAAGCCTGCTGCCAAAGAGGTAGAGAAGGTAGCTATTCACTCAACCAAGAATGTTACTTGGAGCGAGGTAGGTAAGGTTTACCGTGGTTACAACATTGTAACTAAAGAGCAGGCAGACAGGTGGCTGACTCGTGATCACATCAGACTTGCAACTCCAGAAGAAGTTGCTAAGGAGTTCAACAACTAATGGAAATTTTGAGGGTTCCACCATATCCTATTACAACAACATGGAATTTGCCAGATGCGAACTATGACTATATAGTCTATGTTGAGGATTTGGTGGACCACTCAATTGAAGAGACAGAGATTACCTCAGATGCCAACGGAGTTGTTACCTATACTATTCCAGTCGCAAAGGTACAGTTTGATCGTCAGTTCCTAATTCGTTTTTATGATACTGAACACGAGCACATTATCTCTGAGTCTAACTTAGATATAATTCGTCCATATACAAACCCAAACGATCTGGGGACAACTGCGTCAGAGATTGCAGAATTTAAAAAGTGGGAGCTTATTGCTAGATCACTTATCGACACATATACTGGAATTGGATTTTATAACCACAAGTCAATTTTACAGGTAGAAGGTAATGGTCTAGACTATATGCCAGTCTGGAGAGATGCTAATCGTGTTCTCAAGGTATACGAAAACAATGTGCTGATTTATGACATTGACACTCCAGATACAAATGTTTTTAATTATAGAGTAACGCTTGATAACTCTGCAATTGTTAAGGAGTTTACAGGACAGACAAACCTAATCACCACTCCGTCTCCAACGTTACCAATCGCTAGAGGAGACTATGCCTATGACGATAGAAACTATGGAACTTTTGCAAAAGGTGCAGACTACCTATTTGTCCTTGACGAAGGATTTAGAGCGATTCCGCCAGACATTCAGTATGCTACAGAGATGCTGATTGATGATCTAAAGTGCGGAAAGCTTGATTACTACCAGCGTTATGTAACATCATACAATACTGATCAATTCAGAATTCAGTTTGACAAGGCAATATTGAGCGGAACAGGTAACGTAATAGTAGACAAGATACTTGACAAGTACATGAAGTCTATTACTAAAGTCGGAGTTCTATAGTGGCTATTTGCGAGACTCCAGATTTTACTTTTCCAATGTGCATGGATATTTTCTATCCAATAGTAGAACAAGCAGTATATGGAAATGTTAAGAAGCAGTGGATTCATGACCGAACTGTAGTCTGTTCACTTTCAACATCTGGCTCAGCATTAAAAGAAGATGTTACCCCAAACATTCAGATTACACAAGAACTTGTCATAGTCGGAAGACTAAAAACAGATATTAGAGTTTCAAGTAATAGTGCTAATAATTCTATTACAAATATCATTGTTAGCAATGTCAAGGATAAGCATGGAAATATCGTTTATAGCGAAACCTCTGGCCCAAGATCTGGAAAGGCAACAATTTTTGAGGTTGCTACCATGGAGCCATTCGTAGGCCCATTTGGGTCTGTAGAATATTTTAAAATTGTCTTACGTAGATCAGAAAATCAGGCGGTAGACATTTGAGAACAGTATTTAATTCTAGGGCATTTGCCAAGGATATGAACAATATCATGAATTACTCTATAGGCTTTCTAGAAGGTGTTCAAAGAGGAAAGACTCAGTTTATGCACTCTGTTGGAGTAGAAACTATAGAACTTTTAAAAGAGTTTGTTGATGCCAATGCAAGGGTAAACCCAGAGATGTTGCACCACGTATATGAATGGAATATGGTAGGAAGTCCATCAGCTAGACTATATGACCTTGGCTATACCGTTAGTGGTTTGGGGCTATCGATAAAATCATCATTTAGACAATCTACTACGGTTAAGGCTGGGTCGAGAGTGCCATTCTACGATAAGGCAACCATTATTGAGAATGGTATTCCAGTAGTTATTAGACCTAAGAAAGCTAAGGCTTTGGCTTTTAGCCAGAACGGAGAAGATGTTTTTTCTAAGGGGCCAATTACCGTTGAGAACCCTGGAGGAACAGCTGCAGAAAAGGGTTTTGAGAAAACAATGGATCTATTTTTTAATAGATACTTTACCCAAGCATTTCTGAAAGCCAGCGGAATTGGAAAATATCTGAGCAATCCAGAAGTATTCAAGAAGGACATGGCTGCAGGTAAAAAGGGTGGAAAAGCAAAGGGTATTCAAACTGGCTATCGTTGGATAGCAAATGCAGGAGTTGGAAGATGAGTTTAAGATCAGCAGAAGAGGTTACCTCTGGAATAATTAATACCCCAATGCTTTGGATTAACGAGTATCTAAAAGAAAAGCTAGCTGGGGAGCTAGAGATTGGTGTTCCATTTTTCCCACCATCACCAAATACCATTGACGACCTTACTGAGACATTTGTAAATATTGGTGGGCAGAACTATGGATATGGTGGCATTCGCTGCACATATGATAGACTTACAAGACTTCGTAGATCACCATTTCCACACATAAAAGGTGAGCAGCTGTTGTACTACTTCTTTGCAACCTCAGATGGAGTAACCGAAAAGATGGTTTCTGTCACAGAGCTAACCCTTAGACTAATGGACCGTGAGGATGAGACTGCAGAAGAGATCAATAACTGGTCAAAAGGCAAGACTTTTGGCGGTTTGTCTCCAAAGTTCTATTTTCACAAATTTAGGGTATATCAGCTAGAAGAGGTGGCAGACATCATTGATTTTGGTACTGCCAGAACCTATGGTGGTAATAAGATCATCATTGAGTATGAATACCACCTGGTACCAGAGTTAAACCCTAACTATCAGCCAGATCCGACCCTCGATCCAGAGGAATTCCCATACGATCCAAACAAGTACCTGCCTATTTCATAAATACTGGTATACTTAATCTTGAGGAAACATCGCCTTCTTATTCCATACAGAAAAAGAGGTGAAATATTATGGCATATACACGTGGTACAAGTGCTAACATCATTGTTGGTGCAGCAGCACTTTTTACATACGAAGCAGGTGTTCTAACCGATGCAGATCTACCAGCGTACGCAACAGCTACATCCTTTAAGGATACGCTGTCAGATGACGCTGACTTCCGCAACGTTGGTTACACAATGAACGGTCTCGAGCTACAGTTCCAGCCAGACTTCGGTGAAGTCCAGGTTGACCAGGTTCTTGACGTTGCTAAGCTTTACAAGCAGGGTATGCAGGTTAACCTGAATACTACATTTGCTGAGTCTACTCTAGAGAACCTATTGTTCTCTCTAGCAGGCAAGGATGCTGACCTAAGCACTGTTGCTGGAAACCCAACACTAAACCTATCTGCTGGTGACATCGGTGAATGTCCAGTAGAGCGTGGTCTAGTTGCAGTTGGTCCAGGCACAGGTGACTGTGAAGTTGGTAGCTCACTAGAGCGTGTCTACGTTGCATACCGTGCACTTTCAATTGAAAATGTTACAGTATCAGCTAAGCGTGACGAAGCAACCATGTTTGAGGTATCTTTCCGCCTTCTACCAAATGACTCAGCGTCATACGGTAAGATCGTTGATCGCACTATCCCAGCATCATAAAACTAAATAATAATTTAATAGCAAGCCCTCCAGTTTAATAGCTGGGGGGTTTTGTATTTGGTATACTTGTAGGATGGCAACAAAAATATACGACATGGAAAACATATCTTTGGTAGATGGGACGATTATTCCCATAACACCGCTTAAGATTATCTATCTTAGAGACTTTATGGATAAGTTTGCAAAAATACAAGATGCTGTTGGTGAAACAGAATCTGTAGAAAGACTTATAGACTGTGCCCTGGTAGCAATGAGACAGTATTATCCATCAATCAAGACAATAGAGGATCTAGAAGACAGCGTTGACTTACCAACAATATATAAGATCGTTGATGTTGCTGCAGGAATAAGCACAAAATCTAAAGATTCTGAGCAGTCTAATAGTAAAGAAGACTCTAGTGGTGCATCCTGGGAAAATCTTGATCTAGCAAAGCTAGAGTCAGAGGCATTTTTGCTGGGCATTTGGAAAGACTATCTAGATCTAGAACAGTCCCTATCAATGCCAGAACTAATTGCGACCCTTGAATCTAAAAGAGAGCTTGACTATCAGGAAAAGAAGTTCTTTGCAGCTATTCAGGGCGTTGACCTAGATAAGCAAACTGGAAAACCAGAAGCAAATGCCTGGGAAGCGATGAAGGCAAGAGTATTCAGTGGTGGAAAAACAGGCGATCCAAATGACATTACTGCATATCAAGGAGTAAATGCTCAGAAGGCTGGATTTGGAATTGGCATGGGTCTAAGCTATGAAAGAATAGACTAATTCACTAGACCCGTATGCTATAATTGATAATACCTATATGAGAGGAAACAAATAATATGGCAACAACTATTAATGAAGAAAAAGAGGTAGTGCTAATTGACGGTACAAAGATTACCGTTAGACCACTAAAGATCTCTCTTCTTAGACAGTTTTTGAAAAAGTTTGACGAAGTAGCACAGGTAGCAGAAGATAACGACAAATCAATGGACGTTCTATTGCAGTGTGTTCAGATCGCAATGAAGCAGTACAAGCCAGAGATCTCCGAAGATCTCTCAGCACTAGAGGAAGTCCTAGACTTGCCAACAGTGTACAAGATTATTGAAGAAGCATCAGGAATTAATCTATCTGAAGCAGATGTCATCAATACTCTTAAATAAATAAAGAGGTGTTAGTGGATGGCTGAAGATAACGTTCAGGCCAATATACGGATAGATATTGATACCAGTGATGCACTGGCCAGTATCAAAAATCTGCAACGACAGATCTCAGCCTTCCATACCTCAATGGCAAATGGCTCTGCAGCTAATGCAGCAGCAGCCTCTAATTTTCAAAAGACATTAATAGATAATATTAATGCTACTAAAAAGTTTTCTGCTAGCGTACAGACTGTACGGACAACAACTGAAACTTTTACAAATTCGCTAGAAAAGAATAAGCTCTCTCTTGGAGAGTATTTTAGATATGCTGGTGGAGCATCAAGGTCTTTCGGAAGATTCTTTCGTACAGAGTTTGACACAATAAATAAGGTAGCACGTGAACGTGTCAAGGATCTACAAACTCAGTACATAAGAATGGGTCGTGACGCCAACGGTGCGGTGAGGGCTATTGCGGTAAGACCGCTAGTTCTTGACATGGATAACCTAGCAACAAAGACTGCTATTGCTGCACAGCGTCAGCAACTTTTGAATCAGCTACTTAAGCAGGGTTCAACTAACCTTCTAAATTTTGGTAAGAACACACAGTGGGCTGGTCGTCAGCTTATGGTTGGTTTTACAATTCCTCTATCTATATTTGGTGCTACAGCTGCTAAATCATTTATGGCAATAGAAGATCAGGCAATTAAATTCAAGCGTGTGTACGGCGACCTGATGACTGACCAGGGCCAAACAGACGCTATGCTAGAGTCAATCAAAACACTAGCTTCTGAGTTTACTAAATATGGTGTTGCTGTAGATAAGACAATGGGATTGGCTGCATCTGCAGCAGCCCAGGGTAAGACTGGTGCTGACCTAACTGCACAGGTTTCAGAAGCAACAAGGCTATCCGTTCTTGGTCAAGTAGAGCAACAGCAGGCATTAGAGACAACAATCTCTGTTACAAATGCGTTTGGTGTTGCAGCAGAAGATCTAGCATCAAAGATCGACTTCCTTAACTCAGTAGAAAACCAGACAGTTACCTCTATTGAAGATCTAACAATTGCTATTCCAAAAGCTGGTCCAGTTGTAAAACAGCTTGGTGGTGGAGTAGAAGATCTCGCATTCTTCCTAACAGCTATGAAGGAAGGTGGAATTAATGCGTCAGAAGGTGCTAACGCACTAAAGTCTGGTCTTGCATCTTTGATTAACCCAACAGAAAAAGCATCAAACATGCTTGCTGGTTATGGAATCAATATTAAAAAGATTGTAGAGAGCAATAAGGGCGATGTCAAGGGTGTAGTTATTGACTTTGCCACCGCCTTGGATAAGCTAGATCCACTAGCCAGAGCCAGAGCAATTGAGCAGCTGTTTGGAAAGTTCCAGTTTTCAAGACTATCAACTCTATTTCAAAACGTAATTGGCGAGGGAACTCAGGCGTCTAAGGTTCTAGAAATGGCTGGTAAGACATCTGCAGAACTAGCACAGCTATCAGAACGAGAATTGAGCAAGGTATCTGAGTCATCAATGTTTAAGTTTAAGAAGTCAATTGAAGACATTAAGCTGGCATTGGCTCCTGTTGGAGAAATATTTTTAAAGCTTGCGACCCCAGTAATTGAGTTTGGAACTAAGTTGCTTACTGCATTTAATAATCTAGATGAGAAAACCAAAAGTTTTGTTACTGGTCTAGTAGCTGTTGTTGGTGGCATTGGTCCGATTCTGCTAATGACCTTTGGTTTGCTTGCTAACGGTGTTGCAAATATCATTAAGGGATTTACCTTTGTAAAGAATGTTTTTAACAGAGCCTCAGTTTCCTCAAATGACCTTGGCTCGCAGATATCATACATGACTACTGAGCAAATTAAAGCGGCATCAGTAGCAGCCTCACTTGATCAGGTACACGGAAAACTTACTCAGACATTCACATCTGAGGCAAATGCAATCGGAGCCTATGTCTCAGCACTTCAAAGAGCTAATACTGCAGCAGCAGCATTTAATGTTCCTGCTGTTGGTCGTACTAGACCTGCTGCAAAAATGGCAAATGGCGGAATGGTTCGTGGTCCAGGAGGACCAAAGGACGACCTTGTCCCAGTAGACTTATCAAATGGCGAAGCAGTAATTGACGCTGCCACTGTTAAGAAGAATCCAAGAATTATTGGTGCACTATTTGCTGGTAAAAAGATAAACATTCCTGGATATGCAAAAAATAATAGTGGAATAGTCCCTAGTAAAAAAGCTCCAGCAACACTAGATACTCCAAGCCAATATATGACAGTATTTGCACATATATTTGAGCCACTAAAAATGTCTTTGCAAGATTTTGCAGATGTGCTAACTTCAACTGGAAGAAAAGTTCCAAAAGATGTTCAGAGAAAAATAGATCAGGGCCTCGGCGGAGCAGCTATGAGGACATACGGCGGATTTGGTTTTGATACAAGGCAATCATTTAATGAAGCCATGAAGCCTGGTAGATCAGGAGTTGTGCCAAAAGATTTCTTAGAAGACTACGACTCTCGTGGTGTTGCTAAGTGGAGTAAGTCACTTGCTGCAGCTGGAGTAAAGCTAGAAGACGTGGCAGATGAGTTGGTCATATTTGATAAAAGCATTGCAGATCAAATCAGAGCTGCATCACAACTAGATGATAATTTTGTAGTTACAGACAAGGCTATTGCAGAGTTTGCAAAGAACACCCTGACACAATTAAAAAATAATGGAGGAAAACTATCAGATGCTTTCTTTGTAGCTGCCAATAACACTACGGAAGCTCGTGGAACAGCAACTCAGGCACAGATGCTTGCTGCTGGATACACTATGGACCCTAATAGGCCAGGATACATGATTGGTCCAGATGGAAAATCAGCAGATCCAAGTAAGCTACTAAAACTTGGTGGAGGATCAAAGGGCAAGACAAAATCTGGAATTTTGCAGGGAGCCCTTCAAGAAGACTTTAAGCCAGTAGCTCTTGCCGTGGTAGATGACGTTAAATATGAAATGGTATCTGCAGTAAAAGATGTTACAGACCAGAGTTCACCATCTAAAGAAGCCTATGAGGCTGGAGAAAATATTGGTATCGGGGCAATTCAAGGCATTGAATCACAAATTGATGAGGCTAAAAAAGTTGGTAGAAAAAATAGACGTGTAACAGCAGTCCCTGACGGCAACGGCGGTATGGTTATTCAAACACCACCAACCCAGGCAACAGCATTCGCAGCAACCAAAGAAGCAAAAACTCCTAGAAGATTTATTAGAGAAGGAGATCTAGAGGTACGTCAAAAAGCTGAGGCATCTCAAAAATCTTTGACCACTGCGGTAGAAGATACAGCAAGCAAGACAAGGTCATTTGGTGCTAACATAAGAAACCTTTCATATGTTCTATCTGGGCTATCTGGAATAGCTTTGATGTCTGGACAGTCTCTTGGAGAATTTGGAAATGTTGTATTCGGAGCTTCCGTTGCCCTTTCAGCATTGACAACAGCAGCAGAACTAAATGCAGAAGGTAGATTCTTAGGTCTTAATGCAAAGTCTACTGGAGCCAAGGGGATTAGTGGATTCTTTAGTAGGATGGTAACCGTTGGTGGCAAAGCCGTAATGAGTCTTGGAAAGTTTGTTGGTGTATTAGGAATTGCATTTACAGTTATTTCTGGATTTATTATGCTTAATAACTGGATTAATGAGCAAAGAGAAAAGGAAAGATTAAAGATCGAGGGTCTTGGCGATGCAGCAACCCTGACAAAGAAAAAGCTAGAAGCTTTGGGATCATTCTTTGGGAAGCCATCCACACCTAGCGTCATAGAATCAATTGGCACAGTTGGTGCTGGTACTGGGCCAATGTCAGCAGATGCTCAAACCAAGATAAAGAGCTTAAGGGAAGATCCAGCATTCAAAGAGCAGTTTGCTGCAGACATCAAGGTTCTAGGCACTGCAACTAAGAAAGAAGCTGTAAAGACATTTGAGACTCTAGCCCTTTCGTTGTTCTCTAAGGAATATACTGAGAAAGAAGTTCAGCAGATTATTGATGCACTTAAGATCGAGGCTGGAAGAACAGACGTCGTCTTTGAGGTAAAGAGCTTTGATTTAAAGACTAAAGCTGGAAAAGCTAACTTTAAAAAGTCTGCAGAAAGTATGGCAGCAGAATTTAATAAGGCATTTGAAAAGGGCAGAAAGGTTTCTCAAGTTCAGGTTCTTTCTGGAAATATGTCGTTTGGGACTAAAGAGCAGATTACTCAAACAAAAGAGTATGACGCAGCCTTTGAGACCCAGTCTACAAACTTTGCAAATAGGTTGATGGCAGTACAACAGCTATTTAAAGATGGTGCTATTAGCAATAAGGAATACCAAGAGCAGTGGGGCGTCTTGGCAAATGCACTAAAAACTGGTAAGGGTGCAGTAGAATTAACAAAAGGTGTTTTTGCTAAGTTTACAGAACAAATGAAGGCAGCCAAGTCGCCATTTGCCGAACTACTTCCTCAAATTGCTGGAACTGGCAAAGAGGTATTTATCATGCAAAGCCTTATGCTAGGAGCCATTCCTTCAGTTGCAGCATTGTCTCAGGCTATTGCAGATTTTAAGACGATCAGTGACTATGAGTCTGGGGTGAACAAGGATGTTCAGGCATATGTCAGGGCTCAAGAAAGAATGTCCCTAATATCAAAGACCGCAGAAGATTTAAGAAAAAAGCAAGAAGAGGTAAACGCTGCAACTGGTGATTATGGAAATGACGGAACTGGTGAGTCAGTGTTTGCCAAGGCCATGAACCAGATGAAACAGCAGACCGCTGAAATAGCTAATCAGATAAAAGCTTTTAATAAGCTAAAAGCTGCTGGTTATGGAACTGAAGAAGCATTTAAGCTTGCAAAGGATCCAATTCTTGCTGCTGCTCTTGCTAGCACAAAGGTTGGTAGCAAAGAATGGAAGGCACTTGCAAAAGCCATAAAAGAATCAGAGAAAGCTGCTAAAGATTTTAAAAATATCCAAAAGCAGACGCTAGAGGGGGCAACTCAAGAATTTGATGACGCATACTCTAAGGTAGGAGAGAGATTCTCTGCACTAGAAGAACAACTACAACTAGCATTTAGTAAAGCCAATAAGGCAGATAACGATCTAATTTCTGGGGCTCAGTCACAGATTGCTGGATTGCAATATACTCTAGATGACTTAAACGCTTCTTTGGATGACATTCAGCTACAAGAAGATGCCATTAATAAGAAGTACGACAATCGAATAGACGCACTTGAAAAGATTCAGTCTGTCAATGAGGATATTTCTAGACAGCAAAAGTCACAGCTCACTATCGCTGACGCACTTTCTCAGGGAGATATCTCAGCAGCTGCTAAAGCAATTGAAGATGCACGTGCCGAGCAAGCAGCATCAAGTTTTGAGAATCAAAAGAAACTTCTTGAAAATGCAAGGGCTTCTGAGATTGCTGGTCTTACAGTAAATGGCAAGACAAAAGCTCAGATCGAGGCGGAATCTCTAAGTCTTCAAAAGCAAATCAAGAAGATAGAAGAAGAGACATTAGAACCAGCACAAGAAAGAGTTAGGCTTGCAGAAGAAAGACTGCAAAAGGATATTTCAGCACTGACTGTTTCTGGCAAAACTAAGGAAGAGTGGAACCTGATAGCCAGCAATATTAGAATTGCAAAAACACAAACAGATGAATTTGTTACTGCTTTGAAGGCTGCAGAAGAAGCAGCTAGAAATCTAAACGCTGTGTTGGCAGCTAGAACAACAGGCAGAGTAGATAGTTCTGGTGTGGGAGCAAGTGCTTCAGGATTTGCTCTTAGTACTTCATTGCCTGGCGTTTCTGGATCCAACAGCCAGTTCGGACCTAATACTCCTTGGGCCAGAGCGGTTGCTGCTATGGGCATGAATAATGGTGGAATGGTTCCTAAATACTTTGCAGCTGGTGGTTTTGCTCGTGGGACAGATACCGTTCCTGCTATGCTTACTCCTGGAGAGTTCGTAGTAAAGAAGTATGCCGTAGAGAATTTTGGAACAGACAGACTAAGGGCTATAAACAATGGATCTTATTCTGGCGAGTCAGTGTATAATAATTATGAGCTAAATGTTAATGTGAGATCAGACGCTAATCCATCAGAGATTGCAAGAGTCGTAATATCACAAATAAAGCAAATAGACTCACAAAGAGTTAGAGGAATAAGGCTATAATGACAACCCAGCAATACTTGGATGGTAGAAAGGCATACGCTCGTCCCCAGGGGATGATGTGGTCAGTGCAACCACCACAGGTAATTAATGGTAAGTATGTTCCCTATGGATTAGAAGTAAATGATAACGTAGACTCAGTCACTGACGATTCTCTAAAAGACCAATTCCTCATCCTGTCTGACGACAACCGTGACTCTCTAAAGTTTAACAATGTAAGAATTGAGTCTCGTAAAAGAATGATAAATGGACAGATGCGTTCATATCATATTGCCGATAAGCTTAATATTTCTACATCTTGGACAATGCTGCCATCTAGGGGTTTTGCTACATATCCTAACTTTAATTCGACTACTGGCCAGCCAAGCTCATCTTTGACACAGCAGCAAATAGTGACATCTGATGGAGGTGCTGGTGGAGTAGACATTCTAAATTGGTATGAAAATCACAAGGGGTCATTTTGGGTATACCTATCTTACGATAAGTATACTGAGTTTGAAAAAGACGAAAACAGATACCTAAGATTGGCAGAATATCCACAAGCAATTGAAATGTTTGTTTCCTCATTTGACTATGACGTTGTTAAGCGTGGTGGCCACAATCACGATCTTTGGAACATCTCTATCTCTTTGGAAGAGGTATAATGTTTGGAAGCAGCACCTTTCTTTCAGAGCTAAGCAATACGTCATCAATAAACGTTAAATCTAGCGTGTTTGCAGAATGGAATATGAATATTCCTAGCAATTTCCTATCTATTGGAAATTATAGGTATAGACAGCAAGAAAATTCATCAATCTACAACCTAGTTCCAGAAACCTTTGACAGATATGACTCTGGAAATTACTATACTGGTGCAACAGATGCTGATGTAGTTATTGATGGAGGATTCGATGACTCAAACCAGGCATTAGCTTTTTCATCTAAACAACAATTGACAAACATCCTGTTTTCTCTAGAAGATTGTTTTGGAAGATTTAGGCCAAGATCTGGAATCAATAAAGCCAGAATCCCATATTCAGCCAACAGCTATTTTCACTATGCTAATAAAGATATGGCAAAAAGACCTAGATATTATCTAGCTTCTAAGAACGATAAGTTTAAGTATTGGACATCGGACAGATCTGAGGGCGGAAAGCTTCGTGGAGTATCGTATCCTCTTCCATCGGGGGCATACGGAATAGATGACGTAGCACCTTTTATTGTTTATAACAGCCCAGTTCCAGCCAACAGGATTGTAGTAAAAATGCAAACACATGTTGGATCGGACAATAAGGGGTCTTTTTATAATACTAGCGGAAACGCATTTCCAGACCCTTTCTATGGATACGAGAACAGTAAAACTCCTACCAAGTGGAGAATTCAGTATCTAGATGGTTCTAACTGGACAGATGCAATTAGTTTCTTGCCAACAGATCTTAGATCAGATAATACTCCAATTATTGGAGAAGATGGAACGGTAGAAGTATTCTATGGTATTAAGATTCCAGATAGATACAGCTCTATATTTAACTATAAGAGAATGTACATTACAGAATCCATGCTTCCAGATAGTCCAGAAACTGGATCAGCATTTCTGATAAAGCCCTCTGAGTCTGCACCTGGAACTTTCTATATCTACACAGGGAGCTCATACGAAACATTTGAGGCTGTATACGGATGGTCTTTGTCTCAAAACTCCGTTATTGACTACAGAAACTCTCTAGATAAAATTTCTAGTCCAGACTACTTTATTAATAGTGTTACAGGCAAAAAGCAGTACTCAAAGTTTGAATATATCTCTGGACTTCGCATTGTGGTAGATCAGATGAATACAAACGCAACTACGTTTGATTTAATTGAGCTATCTCCAAGACTTGTTGCAGACATGACAGACTTAGTAGAAGGTGTATCTGTTACAAAAAGTGCATCTGACCTAGGAAATGCTGGAATGCCAGTTGGTCAACTTTTAGCTTCAGTTGGAACATTAAACATATTCGACTACGATCAAGTGTTTAATGAAAATAATACAGAAAGTGTTGTTGCACCATACCTAGATCAGATTATTAAGTTTTCAATATACGAAACGGTAACAACAGCATCTGGCAACTCAGAGCTAATTCCAATAAAGACTTTGTACTCTTCAGAAAAGCCTCAAATTTCTGGATCATCTAGAGAAGTATCCATAGAGCTTAGAGACCTAATGTTCTTGCTTGAGACAAACCTTGCACCAGAACTATTGCTAGTTGACGTTTCTCTAAGTGTCGCAATATCAACATTACTGGATAACATTGGATTCACCAACTATAAATTCCTAAGAGTTGAAGATGAAAAAGAACTTATTATTCCATACTTCTTTGTAGCTCCAGAACAGTCTACTCTGCAGGTCCTTCAGGATCTTGCAGTTTCCTCTCAGTCAGCAATGTTCTTTGACGAAGAAAACAACCTAGTGATTATGAGCAAAGATTACATGATGCCGAGTGCAGACCAGCGAGCAACTGATCTTGTTTTATCTGGAAATAGATCTGAATCTAACTTTGCAAACATTGAAGAAATTTCTTCTAGAGATAATAAAGTATTTAATGATGGACAGATTACCTATAAGGAAAGATATATTCAAAGATCTTATGGATCCATTAAGCAGGCTATGCTTCAAGATAGAAATAAAACATGGATCTATAAGCCAGCACTTCTTTGGGAGGCATCTGGTACTCTAAACACCAAGAGTCAAAACGGAGAGCTAACATCTTCATCGGCATACTCTTTGTCAGCAATTCCACTTAACTCACCACTATCGGCTAACCCACCATCAGTAATTAACGGTGTGGTAGTCGATAATATTATTGACTTTGGCGAGGGATCATACTTCTTATCAAGATATGACGGATACTTTTACGCAAATGGAGAAATCATTCACTACGATGCTGTAGAATATAGCATACCAAGTACCGTTGGAAACGTATGGATTCAGAATACTCAGGAATACTCTGATTACTTTCAAAATGTTAAATTTGGAAAAAGTATATTCCCAACAGGTAGAGTTAGGATATACTCAGAGCCATACTACGAAGTAGTTGATGGCGTTACAAGGTTTAAAGATGGAGAAGTAAGATCTCACGGTAGAGGACAGTTTGGGACCCCAATAGTTTCTCACGAATCTGGAATATCTGAATACTGGTCAAACAATGCTATTAACTCAACACTAGGATGTAAGCTGCCCCTGTCAGATCTAATTAAGGCCAACCCTGAAAATGCCACAGCAGATAGTAAGGCTGCTACTCTTGGAGAGGCTGGAATAGCCAACTCTACAGTGGTAACAGCATCCAGGAATGGAATTATAAAAAATGCTTTGGGTGGAACAAATAAGAGTGAGAAGGATATTAAGGCACTAAAGGCCACTGAAATAGGAACTGTTCAGTCTTCAGCACTTGTCTTTACTGGGCCAACATTTACTTCTGACCTTGCTGCTAGCGATTATATAAGCTATGTACCAAAGAGCTTAAACAACTCATATTCTCATTTTGGGACAAGGGTTAGAATTGTTGGAAGATATGAAGATGGAAAAACAAAGACCCAAACACCAGCAGGATCGATGGGCTACTATGATAACGGTAAGATCGGTGGGGCATCTGGCGGACTAGCCGTATTGCTAAACTCTTCTAATAATAACGGATACTACTTCGAAATCATGGCTTTAACAAATGGAACATCCTCAGAAGCAAGCTCAGAGGCTCTAAGCAATGTTATTTTTTATAAGGTTAAGGGGAATTCATCAAAAAATGCTGTTCCAATTAAGTTATGGTCTGGACTTGCTAACATCCTAGTAGACTCTGGAAGCTTTGTTGGCCAGTCTAGAGTCTTTGGAGAAGAGAATCCTACGGTTTATGACCTGTCGATAGAGTATGAGGATATTGGAAAAAGCACAAGAAGATTCTATCTATACATAAATAATCGATGTGTAGCTATTGTAGACGATGCAGATAGGCTTCCAGTCTATAACAATATGGCATTGTTTATTAGAGGAACATCCAAGATGATGTTTGAGAATGTATTTGCAATTACAAAGAAGTACTCACTTGACTCAAGAACAACACTTGGAACGCCAATTAATTCTGTATTTGGTGATACCGATGTAGACATCTCAGAATCACTAAGAAAATATTCTATGAGCGGTGCAGTTCAAAAGACATATCTTTCTGACATCAGTTCTCAGCAAGGTGCTGGATATGATATGTACTTTGAAGAATTTGGAACAATCATGCGTGAAGCAGCCTACTTTAAAATCAAATATGATAAGGCATACCCAGCACTGTCTGCACAAATATCCCCAACCTTCAATAAGCTAAAGGGATATACTGTATCTGGTTTTATTCCAGGAGCATATGGAGCAGAGTTTTTAGTCTTTAATAATACAGATACTGTTATCAGTCTAGATGAAACAACTGGAAACTATCTAAGAATCCAGGGGGTAACATTCACACAGAACTCTGACAAGGTACTAACTCTTGGAGACTTCTTTAATGACAATAGCAATTTGTCTGATATCGATAGACTAGACAAGAATCCAGTAGAGTCACCTATAAGAGCTAAAAAGCAATACTTTGACATAGTTTCTAGTAGATCTACGTATGGAACTAACTCATTCGCTATTGATGCAAAATATATCCAGAATTCGGATGCTGCAAAAGAACTTATGGGGTGGCTAATCAATAAAACGATAAAGCCAAGGAAGTCAGTTGGCCTAAACATTTTTGGTGGAGTAACCCTTCAGCTCGGAGACATTGTTCAGATAGCTATGTCAGATAATGCTGGAACTGACTTGGTTGTTGGCGAAGACAAGAGATTTGTTGTTTATAGCATAAGCTATAATAGAAACTCCGATGGTCCAGAAACAATAGCATATTTGAGTGAGGTAATATAATGGGAGATCCACAGTTTGGCCCAGAAACTCCCTGGGCAAAAGCAGTAGAGAATTATAGAAAAAACCTCAGTGCTACACCACAAGTTTCTATTTTGCCTGCTACGCCAGCTACATCATCATCGGCAACTCAGCCAGAGACTAAGGCAGCAACCCCAGACCTGATCCAGCTAAACGAAGAGGCAATGCCTATAGAGGCAATCACTGACCTTCTTTTTGAAGATATTGGTGGTACAGAAATTCTTAACATCGCAAGACATGACTTAATTAATGGAATAGACATTAAGTATCAGCAGATATCAAATCTAGTAAAAATTGAGAATATCTTTGGTGGGTCAAACTTAATTGGTGTACAGAATCCAATAGAGCAAACATTCGGTAGATTTGCACTAAAAAGATATCAGTATGTGCCAGCAACAACTGATGACCCATCAGGCCTTGATAATCACATTTATGTAGATGAGTCTGGAAATGTTAATTTAGAGCTACATAATCTAGAAGATAACATGCAGATAGAAATTGAGTTCAAAGCCGCAGACACTACTGATATAATATATTGAGGATAATATGATTACTAATAAAGGGCAAGCCCTACTTACAAAATACCTGATTGGCCAGGCACCAGCCTATGCCTCTTATATTGCTGTAGGCTGTGGCCCAACCCCATACGACGAGTCTTATGTTCCATCATCAGCAGATATATCTTCTCAGAGACTAAAAGAAAATCTAGACTTTGAGATGTTTAGAGTTCCTATAACTTCAAGAGGGTATGTTACAGAGATTTCTGGATCAGCTACCATTACTGGTGCATCTATATCTGGATCGTCAGTCGTCTACACTGCAAACAATAGCTTTGTTCCTGGAGATACAGTAACTATTACTGGAGTTGCTCCGTCACAATTTAATATTCACGAAGGCATTATTGTTGCTGCAAACTCTACTACTTTTACAATCGTAAATCCTATTACTGGATCATACTCTTCTGGAGGATTGGCAAAAACTTTTTATACAAATGTTGTGCTTACTGCAGAACTTCCAACAGAAGAAAGATATGAAATCACTGAATTAGGTCTTTTCTCTGCCCAAGCAAACCCAGATGCTGGATCAAAAGCTAGTAGAACTATTTATTCATTTTCGCAAAATGAAAACTGGCAATATCACGGCACCAATGTGGAAACGATTCCAGTGATCTATACAGCACTTGACGGTGGAAATGAAGCAAACCAGATCGACGGAACATACTTCGTGGACGGAGTGTCTAAGGACTGCAAGGTTATTCATACAAACTCTGACAACGAAGTTTTCTCAAATGTTGCAAGAACTTCAAGATACGAGACTCCTAGATTCTTAAATAATGCTGTGGCAATTCGTGGTAACTTGTCAGATTTAGGATATTCTGCTGGTAATTTAGTTTATAATTCTGGCGACCACATTCACCTAAATGGAATCTCATTAAACTTTGATAAGAATTCTCCATCAGATGAACTAAGGTTAGCATTTTCTGTAATTAATACAAGAGGTGCTGAGGATGAGCATCCTTCAGCAGTTAGAATCCTTATTAGATTTTCTTCAATTGACGCAGTATCTGAGGGAGAGTCAGCCTCATTTGAGGTCAATTTAACTGATGCGGACGTAGACTTTTCAACTAATAGATACTTTGTTATTTCAAAAAAGATCAGTGAGTTAAATGCTACCTCATCATTCTCTTGGTCACGTGTTTCAAATGTAACTGTGCATGTTTCAACACTAGATGATACAGACACAGTGAGCGATAAGTTCTATGTTTGTCTAGATGCACTAAGACTTGAAAACACTACTGTAGTTAACCCACTATATGGAATGTCTGGATATTCAGTTGCAAAGACAGTTGGGGCGTCAACAATTACAAAACTTTCAAACACCACAAGCTACGTGGAGTTTAGATTTGGGATAGATGTTTAATGGCTAACAGGAAAATAACAATAGACAAAATGTCTTTGCCGTTGGTCAATTCAAATAATAAGTATTATCTTAGATACAGGATCGTTCTAGATAAAACTAAAGATTCAGACTGGTCAGAAATAGCAGTACTTAACGGCAAACCAGTTATAGAGGTTCCTGGCGTTATTAGTTCAGCTACTACTGCTGGCAAAGAGGTTATTACTATAACTTGGGATAAAGACAATAATTCCCCAACATATGATGTTTTTTTGGGCTGGGACTCTGGAAGCTATGTTTATGAAAAGAGTGTAACCACTACTAGCTATAGCGTGATTGCTCCAGATGGAGTAAGCTCTGTTGATGTTTTAGTGCAGATTGGGTCCGCACAAAGAGTCGTATCTTCAGTTCTTAAAGTATTTGAAGGATCCAAGAACGTATAGTGGTATAATAGACAAATGGGAAATATAGTCAGAATACCTAATCCAGGTCAGCCAATCGATGCAACATATGTTTTTGAGCTAGCTAACGCAATTAATAAAATTGCTACCCAGCTTTCAACATCTCCTACTGCACAAATTCTTACCGTAGACACACCAACTGCAGGAAAGCAGTCTATTAAGACATCTGAGGCTAGAATCATTGGTGGCTATAAAGAAGTAGTAAGCAGCAGCGTTTCTGCAGGATCTGTTGTTACCTGGTCATATGAGTTCCCAGCAGACTTTAAGTACCCACCAATTGCAACTGCTACACCAATCAGCGTTGCTGGATCTGAATCTGGTAAGTCTGTATCAGTTATGATCAAGACAGTCAGCCAGAATACCGTGAGTGGCACAGTAACCTTTGCTGGTTCTGGAGACCTAACTGTTGGTATTAATATAATTCTTATCGGAATTCCAAACTAAAAAAATGAAACAGCATAGACTTGGGGCCATGAGCCGTGAGGAATATAACAATTCCCCGATTATTCCAGGCAATAAAAAAGTCTGGTTTCTTAATGGTGATCTTGTAAGAGTCCATCACCTAAATAAGTCAAATGGAATAATGTCTGTTTATAATATTATTCAAGACAGAATTGAAAGCTGTCTTATTAGTGATTTTAAGAAAAATCGTGAACGTGCCTTTACTGTAGGAGAAACAGCTGCCTTGGTAAATAGACACAAAAAGTATATGCCATCACTCATGAGGCGAGAGGTTATTCCAAGACCTACTGGATCTCAAAAGGGCGGAGCTACAGGGTGGCAAGTTAGAAGCTACTACTCAGAGTCGCAAGTATTTGCCATTCGTGATATACTTGCATCCTACCACATCGGCAGGCCAAGGTTTGATAAGCTGGTTACCAATGACATAACTCCAACGAGACAGGAGTTGACAAGACGTATTGGTGATGGTATACTGACTTATACAAGAACTGAAGATGGACGTTTTATTCCGATTTGGTCGGAATCAATTTAGAAGAAAGTTACACGGGTATGAATAACGAAGAGACTAAAGTAAAGATTGGGCTAGGCTACACCCTCAATCTTGGAAATTTTCAATCACTCCGCATTGATCTAGAAGTGCAGGATAACAAGCGTGAGGGAGAAACCACCAGTGAAGCCTTTGAGCGTGTGTACTCTTTTGTAGAGGCAAAGCTAACAGAAAAAGTTAACGAAGCTAAGTCAGAAGTAGACTAATGGCAGAACGCAAAGACCGAATGGCTTTGCTCAGCAGATATCAAAAGCTGCATACTGAAAAGTATGGAGAAAAGCCAATCCTTAATCTTAATGCTGAGCAATGGGCAGCAGATGCACTTATAGAATCCTTCGGGATGATCGCATGCTATGATTTGCTACAATATTATTTTAATGTGGCTATTAAGCCAGATTGGAAATATTTTGCAAATTATGCAGAAGAGATTATTGCTTCTAGAGAGCAAAGCGTAAAAGATACCAGAGAAAGACTGGAACGTAGAAGACTAGCAAAGAAATGGTTAAATGAATAATACAGAGGCAAAACTAATTTCTGCAGTATTGCAGGACAAACAAGTTCACGTATTGCTACAGGCAAACGTAGAGAATCTTCTTCGAACTCATACAGACATTTGGCAATTCATCAGATCATACTCTGAGATTAACCAGGCTGTTCCACCACTAAGTCTTGTCGTAGAAAAGTTTCGTGACTTCACTCCAGTAGAAGGTGTTGGGGCAACAAAGTATCACCTAGAAGAGCTACAGGGCGAATATCTAAATGACAGCCTAAAAGATATTGTTAGGTCTGCTGCAAACGATATCCAGAGTGGTAATGGTCCAACTGCTCTAGAAGACCTAATTACGAAAACTTCAGAACTAAAGAAAAACACAGCGGTAATCCGTGACATCGATGTGACAGACATCGACTCTGCAGTTGCTTACTTTGAAAATGTCAAGAAGCAGCAAGAGCTAGGCCTTATGGGAATTAAGACTGGATTGCCAGGATTTGACAATTATCTTCCATCTGGAATTATGCCTGGTCAGCTTGGTGTTTTTCTTGCCTATCCAGGTATTGGTAAGTCTTGGCTATCTCTATACTTTGCGGTACAGGCTTGGAAGCAGGGTAAGTCACCAATGATTATTTCACTTGAAATGAGTGAAACAGAAGTTCGTAACCGTGTATTTACTATTATGGGCGAAGGTCTTTGGTCTCACAGAAAGATTAGCAACGGTCAAATTGAGATAGAAGATCTAAAGACTTGGCACAAGAAGAATGTTGAAGGCAAGCCAGAGTTCCACATTATTTCAAATGACGGTGGTGGAGATGTTACCCCATCAGTCTTGCGTGGTAAAATTGATCAGTACAAGCCAGACTTCATTGTTGTAGACTATCTACAGCTAATGAGTCCAAACCAAAAGTCAGATAATGAAACTGTTCGCATGAAGAACCTGTCTCGTGAGCTAAAACTGATGGCAATTTCAGAAGCTGTTCCAATTATGGCAATCTCATCTGCTACACCAGATGACGTAAACAAGCTAGACACTGTACCAACTCTTGGACAAACTGCTTGGTCACGCCAGATCGCTTACGATGCTGACTGGGTATTAGCTATGGGCCGTGGAACTAACTCGGACATTCTTGAGTGTGTCTTTAGAAAGAACCGTAATGGTTTTATGGGCGAGTTCCTAGTGCAAGCTGACTTTGACAAGGGATACTACAAGTACAAGGACTTTGAGGATAACTAATGTCAGCTACTACTAAGAAGAGACCAGTTAGAGATCTATACAGTGCAGATCAGATTAGAAGAATCTTGGTTGGCTGTGGGATACCGATTGAATCTGAGGTAGACTCTGACTACATTATATTCTGTCCATTTCACAACAACACCAGAAGTCCTGCAGGCGAAATTGATAAGACTAAAGGAACATTCTTTTGCTTTTCTTGCCAAAAGGTTGCAGACCTTGTTGAGTTTGTAATGTTTACATCTGCAAGAACATACTTTGAGTCTATTAGATTTATAAAGGATAAGGAACAAGCCATAGATCTTGTTTATGAAGTATCCAAGCAGCTTGTAGACCAGCCAGAATACGTTGAGTTCGACTCAGCAATGATAAACAAGCTATATCGTCAAGCAGCTAGCTCTGACCGTGCTAAAGAATATCTTCGTAATAGAAAAATTCACGAACAGTCAATTGACAAGTTTGAGCTAGGATATTCAGAAAAGAATGATATGATTACAATCCCTGTTCATTCACCAGACGGAATTGCCGTTGGCTTTGTGGGCCGTTCAATTGAGGGTAAAGATTTTAAGAATACCCCAGGATTACCAAAGAGCAAAGTACTATTTAACTTGCACCGTGTTAAAACAGCAGGCAGGGTATTTGTGGTAGAATCGTCTTTTGATGCTATTCGACTTTGGCAGTGTGGATATCCAGCAGTAGCCACACTAGGAGCTAACGTTTCTAGTATTCAGATAAATCTTCTTCAGAAGTATTTCAATAATATTGTTGTTATTGCAGATAATGATGAAGCAGGCGGAAACATGAAAAAGAAGATCATCGAGAAATTGGGGTCTCGTGTTTCTGTAATTCATTTAAATAATAAGTATAAAGATGTTGGAGATATGACAGACGAAGAGATTAAAACTCTAAACGTATCATTTGACAACACAATCAACGATATGCTAAAATAGAAAAACCAAACAGAAAAGGAAAAAAAATGAGTGTAATTAAAGGGCTAAAGGATATCAATGCAATCCTAGATAAGCCAAAGTATGAATCAACAGGAGCAAAGGTTCGCTGGGTAAAGCTAGCAGATGGTCAGGCAGCAAAGATTCGTTTTGTTGAAGAGCTAGATCAGGACTCAGCTCACTACGCAGAAGACCGTGGTCTATCTGTAGTTATCGCACAGCACACTAATCCAAAAGACTACAAGCGTATGGCTGCCTGTACTCAGGAATCAGAAGGTCGCTGCTTTGCTTGTGAGATGGCTCGCAAGGAGCCAAAGGCTGGATGGCGATCAAAGCTTCGCTTCTACTGCAACGTGCTAGTTGACGATGGCCTAGAGGCACCATATATTGCAGTATGGTCTCAGGGTGTTACTAAGCAGTCAGCTTTTAACACTATCCGTGAGTATGCACTAGAAACTGGTAGCATCTCAAACCTACAGTGGAAGCTAAAGCGTAATGGCCAGGGTACAGAAACCAATTACACTCTAATTCCTACTAGCCCAGATGCAGAGCCATTTACATGGGGAGACTACGAATTCTTTAACCTTGAGAAGGTTGTTCGTGAAGTTCCTTACCCAGAGCAGGAAGCATTCTACTTCGGGTTTGATTCTCCATCAATCACCTCTACCAACACAGATTGGTAAAATAAGCTTGTGGGGGTATCTATAATGGGTACCCCCATTTGCTTTACACATCTTGACAATATGTCAAAAATATGCAATAATTTTTACACATTACTAAAATAACATTAAGGATAATATGAGTTACACAGGGCTTCACGTTCACACGCATTACAGTTTGTTTGACGGAATCGCCACCCCACAGGAATATGTGGATCGTGCAGTAGAGTTGGGAATGCCAGCTATTGCTATTACTGACCATGGATCTCTATCTGGTCACCGTGAAATGTATCGTGCTGCTAAAGAGGCAGGGATTAAACCAATTCTAGGAATTGAGGGATACATCACGAAGGATCGCTTTGATCACACAGACAAGAAGGAGAAGAACGACCTTCTTGATCTAAACTATAACCACCTTATTATTTTGGCAAAGAATGCCAAAGGACTTGAAAACCTTAACAAGCTAAATGAGATTGCTTGGACAGAAGGATTCTACAAGAAGCCACGTATTGACTGGGAAATTCTAGAAAAGTATAAGGAAGGACTTATTGTTACTTCTGGATGTTTGTCTGGTTTTCTAGCAAAGGCAATCGAAGCAGATAATCTTGCTGTTGCAAAAGAGCACATTCAATGGGCTAAGAAAACTTTTGGCGATGATTATTATATCGAGGTTATGCCACACAACCCACCAGAAGTAAATAAGCTTTTGCTAGATCTTGCAGATGAATTTGGAATTAAGCCAGTTGTAACTCCAGACTGTCACCACTCAGATCCATCTCAAAAAGAGATTCAGGAACTAAAGCTTATTCTTAACTCATATTCAAACAAGACCGAAAAGGATGTTTCATACGAGAAGTCAACTAAGTATGACAACCTAATGGACCGCCTAGATTATCTGTATGGTGCAGATCGTCAAATGTCATTTAATAAGTTTGAGATTCACCTACTATCTGACGAAGAGATGCACAACGCTATGAAGGCTCAGGGCATCGACCGTGAAGATATGTATGAGGCTACTCAAGAAATTGTTGATAAGATTGAGGACTATAAGATTAAGGACCACCAGGACCTTCTTCCAGTTCAATATCAGAATCCAAATCAAGAGCTTCGTGAGCTTGCTTTGGCAGGTCTTGAAAAGCGTGGAGTAAAAACTCAAGAGTATCTGGATAGATTGGATGAAGAGCTAAAGGTAATTGAAGACAAGAACTTTGGACCATACTTCCTGGTTGTTCGATCAATGATTTCTTGGGCTAAAAAAGAGGGCATTATGGTTGGACCAGGTCGTGGTTCTGCTGCTGGCTCACTGCTTTGCTATGCACTAGAAATTACAGACATTGACCCAATTGTCCATGGACTACTATTCTTCCGATTCATTAATCCAGAACGTAACGACTTCCCAGATATCGATACAGATATTCAGGACTCACGCCGTGAAGAGGTTAAAGACTATCTAGTTCGTCAGTACAAGCACGTTGCATCTATTGCAACATTCTTGCAGTTCCGTGGCAAGGGAATGGTTCGTGACATTGCACGTACACTAAGCATTCCTCTATCGGATGTTAACAAGGTTCTAAAGGTTGTAGATGATTGGGATGACTATTGCACATCTAAGCAAGCAGCATGGTTCCGTGAAAAGTATCCAGAAATTGAAAAGTATGGAGATCTACTGCGTGGCCGTATTCGTGGAACTGGTATCCACGCTGCTGGTGTTGTAACTTCTAAACAACCTATCTTTAAGTTTGCTCCTCTAGAGACTAGAACTACTCCAGGCTCAAAGGACCGTATTCCAGTTGTGGCGGTAGACATGGAAGAAGCAGAAAGAATTGGTCTAATCAAGATCGATGCACTTGGTCTTAAGACTCTATCTGTTCTTAGAGACACGCTAGACATCATTGAAGAGCGTCACGACAAAAAGATTAATCTACTTGACGTTAACATGGATGATGCAAACGTATACAAGATGCTGTCAGAAGGATATACCAAGGGTGTGTTCCAATGTGAAGCTACTCCGTATACGAACCTACTTATTAAAATGGGTGTTAAAAACTTTGCAGAGCTTGCTGCATCTAACGCTCTTGTTCGACCAGGTGCAATGAATACTATTGGTAAAGACTACATTGCTCGTAAGCACGGTAGACAGAACATTGCATATCACCACCAGGTTATGAAGGCATTTACCGAAGAAACTTACGGTTGCATCCTATACCAGGAACAAGTTATGCAGGCCTGTACCGAACTTGGTGGAATGACAATGGCTGAGGCTGACAAGGTTCGTAAGATTATTGGTAAGAAGAAAGATGCCAAAGAGTTTGACCAGTTTAAGGATCAGTTCGTTAAGGGTGCATCAAGATTCCTGTCTCCAAACATTGCAGAAGAGCTTTGGACAGACTTTGAGGCACACGCTGGCTACTCATTCAACAAGTCACACGCTGTTGCTTACTCAACCTTGTCTTACTGGACAGCATGGCTAAAGTACAACTACCCACTTGAGTTTATGTACTCTTTGCTTAAGAATGAGAAGGATAAGGATGCTCGTACAGAATACCTTATCGAAGCAAAGCGTATGGGTATTGCTGTAAAGCTGCCACACATTAATGATTCAGATATTGACTTTAAGATTGAGGGCAAAGGTATCCGATTTGGCCTAACTGCTATTAAGTATATTTCTGACAACATTGCTGCAAAGTACATGGAGAAGCGTCCATTTAGCTCGTATAAAGAGTTAGAAGAGTTTACCTTTACCAAAGGTAGCGGAGTTAACTCTCGTGCTCTACAGGCCTTGCGTGTGATCGGCGGTGCAACATTCCCAGATAATCCTCGTAATGACGAAGAGATTAAAGAAAACCTGTATGAGTACCTAAACCTGCCAGAGTTTAATTTTTCTATTCCACAGCACTACTATGCATTTATTAATGATGTAGACGAGTTTGAGGAAAAAGGATCTTTTATTCTTATGGGCATGGTCAAAGGTATCAAGCGTGGGTCAGGCTGGAGTCGTGTAGAGATTCTAGATAAGACTGGCAGCGTGGGCATCTTTGACGAAGAACAAACAGCTATTGAGAGTGGTAAAACATATCTTATCCTTGCAAGCGACAACCGTATTGTAGAGTCCATTCCAGTAGAAGATATTGGAAAGGTAGAATCCTCTTTGACAAAGTATCTTGGCTATAAGACTTTGCCATATAAGGAAGATGAGATGTTTGTTGTATCTTTTAAGCCACGTGTAACTAAGGCAGGCAAGAAAATGGCATCGCTGACGCTTGCAGATACTGCTAGAGAGTTGCACCCAGTTACCGTATTTCCAACAGCATTTGCTAAGGCATATATGAAAATTCAAGAGGGAAACTCCTACAAGTTTGACCTTGGAAAGACGAAAGACGGTACGGTAATTATGGAGGATGTAAGTGCTTAAAAAGATAGAAAATTTATTTTCAGAAGAGCAAGTCCTAAATCTAAAAAAAATCGTAAATGATGAGAAAAACAGTAGAGAACTATTTGTTTGGGACGAAAAAACTGACAAGGTTTTTCCAGCAGCAAAGTCAGTAACGCACATTATTCAAAATACTAATCTAGGAAAAATTGGTATAAACCTTAACTATCTTATTCCAAAAGACATAAAGAATACTTTGGTTGGTTTTGCAAAAAGCTCTGGCTACTCGGCACACCTAAATAGTGCCACATATACAGAGTACAGTCTTAAATATGGGGCCCCAGAACTTAGATCTCATAAGGATAGGGTGAACCACTTTTGGCTGGTAGACTACCAGCTAGATTCAAATATAGACTGGGATATCTATGTGGAGGGTGAGAGCTTTACACTAAAAAATAATGAGGCAATTGCCTTTCATCCAGGATCACTCGAGCATGGAAGGCCCGAGAAAATATTTAATGACGGAGAATTTGTAAGTATGATATTCTTTGACATGGCAGTAGAAAAAACAAAAGAAAAGGAATTGTAAGATGATGACAGTAGAAGATGTATTGGCACAACTAAACCCAAAGTTGCGTAAGAATATCACAACAGGAGATACAGTACCAGATACTGAATTTCAGGCAACACCAAGCTTTGGGCTAAACCGTGCACTAAATGGTGGACTGCCATATGGACGACAGATTCTTATCTGGGGTAGCAAGTCTAGTGCAAAGTCATCCCTATGCTTACAGATGATTGGTGAAGCACAGCAAGAGGGAAAAATCTGTGCATGGATTGATGCCGAGATGTCATACGACAAGTCTTGGGCAGAAAAGCTTGGGGTAGACACTTCGAGGCTTATTGTGTCACAGGCACGTACCATTAATGAGATGGTTGATGTAGGTGTGCAGCTAATGCATGCTGGAGTAGATCTGATTGTAGTAGATTCTATTACCTCTTTATTGCCTGCTATTTACTTTGAAAAAGATTCGGATGAGTTGAAGCAGTTAGAGAATACCAAGCAGATTGGTGCAGAGTCTAGAGACTTTAGCAATGCAACTAAGATGCTTAACTATGCTAACAACAAAGTTAAGCCAACATTGCTTGTCTTTATTAGTCAGTCTAGAAATAACATCAATGCCATGTACACTCAGCAGCAGCCTACAGGTGGTCAGTCTATCAAGTTCTACTCATCTACCGTCATCAAGCTATTCTCATCTGAATCAGACAATCAGGCTATCAAGGGCAAGATTCACGTGGGAGACAAGCTAATTGAAGAAAAGGTTGGTCGTAAAGTTCGTTGGGAAGTTCAGTTCTCAAAGACCTCTCCTGCCTTTCAATCTGGTGAATACGACTTCTACTTTAGAGGCGGTATGATCGGCATAGACACCATTGGAGACCTAGTCGATACTGCGGAGATGATGGGTATTGTAGAGCGTACAGGAGCCTGGTACATCCTTCCAGACGGATCTAAGGTCCAGGGTAGAGAAGCGTTTGTAAACCGTGTAAGAGAAGATCTAGACCTACAAGACTCCATTAAGGCTAAGATTAATGTCTAAATATACAGTTTATAGTGGCAAGTTCTTATGCCACACGTGCAAGGAGCCAGTAACCAGTCTTAGATCATACCCAGAAACCAAGGAATTGACATGGATGTGTAAGCAAAAGCACATGACACGAATTGACCTAAATACAAAAAGAAGCAAGAAGGACTATGAGTGAGCGTGGAGAGGCTAAAAAGGTTGGTGCCAAACAGCATAAGAATTCTGGTAGAAACACTAAGAAGGGCGATGCTACATGGCATAATTTTACTGTTGACTTTAAGGAGTACCCGAAGGGATTCACGGTCAATAAGGACAACTGGGCCAAAGCAGTAACAGATGCCATGAGGAATCACGCTGATCCAGCTATTTTTGTTGTTCTTGGCGAAGGTAATAAAAAGGTAAGACTTGCTATAATAGAGGTAGCTATTTTAGAGCAGCTATTAGAGGAGAGTCAAGATGACGGCAGTAGAGAATAAGATTGTAGACCAGGTATTTTCCGAAGAAGATATCTTGGCAATATATGAACATGTAGAAAATACTCCAGAGAACAAGAAGTCTTATCAGGAGAATTTTGCTCACACAGCATATTTTTCTTGGCTTCCAGACAAGGTTGTAGAAAAGATTGTTAAGATAGCTAATGATAACTTCGACAAAAAGCTGGTTTTAAAAGAACTGTCTTTTGCTAGATATGAGAATAGTAGAGGGCTAAACCCACTCCTATTCCCACACTATGATGAAACCTTTAAAGAGCAAAGAATAACATTTGATATTCAGGTAAAATCATCTATGCCTTGGGCAATTGTAGTTGAAGATAAGCCCTATACTCTATCTGACAATCAGGCACTATTCTTTAGTGGTACCCACCAGGTCCACTGGAGAGAGAGAGCAGAGTTTAAGGATGGAGACTTCGTGGACATGATTTTTTGTCATTTCTCAGAAGAAGATCCAGAGACAACTCCAGAAAGCCATTACGCTCTTATGGATGAAAAAGTCAAAAAGTTTAGAGATCAGTACTACGCCTAGTGCCTTTTTGTGATAAAATTGGTACAAGATAAAGGAAAAAACAAGAATGATAAACTCTGACACTGAAGGATCGCTTAGCCCAGCACCAATGCATAAGTTTTTAACAGGGTTTGAAAAATACAACGTGGACCTTCCAATCTATGTTGAAAAACCATTTACAGATGAGCAAGTTCAGCTTCTTAGAGATGTAATAGAGACAAATAGAAAGCTTATGGATAATGATCCTGGATACTATGCCTTACCAGGAGAGCAGGAACAATACTATGGATCTTCTAGGTTTCACCCAAAGCTTATTACTCACATGTCCAGACTACTAATTGAGTTTGATTGCCCTCCAGAGATAGAACAAATAATGGATGGTTACTGCAAGCCCATATACAAAGAGCCACTAAGGCTAACTCACTATAACTATATTGACTACGACATGAAGTACGGCGATGGAAAGATGGCACCAGCATTGCCTCCACACTTAGACGCCGATGAAAATTTAGTAACTTTTAATTATATGATTGGTGGAAATGTTGATGATTGGACTTTGTGGGTTGAAGATAAGCCTTATGATCTAAAGCTGGGGGATGCAATAATCTTTAGTGCTGTTAATCAAATTCACTGGAGATCTAAGCGTAAATGGAAGCCAGGAGAATTTGTTGAGATTGTAAGCTTTGATTATTGCCTACCAACAAACTACAGGTGGACTGGTCAGAAAAACCCAATTGATCCAGAGTTATTTCCTGAAGAGCGTAAAAAATACCAAAATGAAGTTGACAAGCACCCAGCAAATATGTTAGCATGGAACATATATAATGCTGAAGGATTGGCCCTTGGCATTAGTTACGAAGAGAATGCAGGATTTGCAGATGCAGAATAATGATTTGGGAGCACCAGCACCAACAACACTAGACATGATAAACGGCCTTGCTGATATCGCAGACTACATGGATGACAAAGAGCTAACCGATGCACTTACATTCATTGCTAAGATTATTATTAAACCAGATATTCCATTACAGGTAGCAACAATTGAAATTGTTAGATTGCAAGCAATTGCAGCTAAGATGTCTTTTAAGGCAACCTGGATGGCAAACGTAGATAAAGGAGACAGAGCGAAGAAGAACTTGTACTATACTGCTGCAGAATCAATCAATGCACTAGTATCAGCACTTAAGTACATTACTCGCTAGGGTACAAAATGATGGCTAAAAATTTATTAAGTCAGGTTATGCTAAAAAAGGTAGACAATAGGGTTGCCTCTTTTCTTAACACTGCAGAGCTAATTGAAAAGATTAATACTGGATATACCGTAAAGCGTGTAGACAAGTTCCAGACAAAGAAGACATTTGCACCTTCAACAATTGCATTCTCACATGGAGAGTGTGCTCGTTATTGGTACATTGCTTTTAGTGGTGCTAACTTCACTGACAATGCAGACGCTTACGGCGGTGCAAATATGACTGCTGGTACAAAGTCGCATGAGCGTATCCAGGAAGCTATGGCCAATGCAGGAATTCTAAAAGACTCAGAGTTCATGATCAAGGCAGAGGATCCTCCAATTTTTGGTTATGGTGACGTAATTCTTGATTGGGATGGTGAAGACCTTCTTGGAGAAATTAAGACAATGCCACACGAAGGATTTGAGTATCGTAAGGCAAGCGGTAAGCCAAAGACTGGACATCTTGTTCAGCTGCTTATCTATATGAAAATTTTAGGCAAATCAAGGGCTGTGCTTATATATGAGAATAAGAACAACCACGAACTATTGATTTTGCCTATTGAGGTGACTAAAGATAGTTACCTAGTTAAGTGGGTAAACCAGGCATTTGACTGGATGAAGACTGTTCGTAAGGCTTGGGAAGATAAAACCCTGCCAGAAAAAGTCTATCGTTCTAACTCAAAGATCTGCAAGACATGTCCTATCCAGGCAGCATGTGCAGAAGCTGGCAAGGGAACTATCAGGATTGAATCCTTGGAGCCTATAGATGAAACATTGTCAATGGTGTGATAATAACTTTTCGCCAAAAACCTCATATCAGATTTACTGTTCTGTACCTTGCAGAGACTCTGCAACTAAAGAAAAGATTTCTCTAAGATATGAACAAACTCGCAGAGAAAGAAGAAAGAACAAGGATCGCAGATGTAAGATCTGTAATGAGCCACTTTCTATCTATAATGACGAGAAGACTTGCGAGAAGTGTGTTATCGATCCAAAAGAGGTAGACAAGATTCTTAGACAAGTAAAAGGTATAGCAAATGGCAAAACTAAGCTCACTGACCAATAAACCAAATAAGATTTTGGCTATTGATGCAAGTACGAATAGTCTTGCCTTTGCTTTATTTTCTGGAAAAGAATTGCAGTCCTTCGGCAAGATTAAATACTCTGGCATAACAACGTACGACAAGGTTTTAGACGCAGGTAAAAAGACCAAGGCTTTTCTAGAAGCATACGGCGGTGCTGATGCAATTGTTATTGAGCATACTGTGTTTATGAATAGTCCTAAGACTGCTGCAGATCTTGCTCTAGTGCAGGGAGCTCTTCTGGGGGCTGCTGGAATGACTGGGGTATCTCAAATAAAGGCTGTGGCACCAATTACTTGGCAAAACTTTATTAATAATAAGAAGCTTACCAAAGAAGAGAAGTTCCTGATAAAGAAACAGTACCCAGATAAATCAGATTCTTGGCTAAAAACTTATGAAAGAAATCTTAGAAAAGAAAAAACAATTAATTACATAAACATTCAATATGATAAGCTAGTTAGTGATAATGATGTCGCAGATGCTATTGGTATTGGTCACTATGCGATTAACAATTGGGAAAGGTTGACTAGCTAATGTCAAAGCTGTATACTAATGAAGCATGGCTAAAGAAACGTTACTGGATGGATAAAAAGAGTCCAGAAGAGATTGCAAAAGAATGTGGGACAAGCGTAGAGACTATCTATGTATATCTTGCTAAGTTTAAATTAAGAAGATCGAGGAGATAGTATGTCTTTTGAAGACCTAACGGTAGAACACTTAGACAACGTAAATAAGGTTGTTGAAAAGTATCTAGCAGGATCTGACGCTACCCAGATTTCTAAAGAGCTTGCTATTCCAAGACAAAGGGTTGTAGGATACATTGACGAATGGAGGGCAATGGCTGCAGATAACGCAGCTATCCGTGCTCGTGCAAAAGAGGCTCTCGTTGGTGCAGACACTCACTATAGCAAACTTATTAGCAAGGCATACGAAGTCATTGACGACGCAACTACTACAGCCAATCTTGGGGCAAAGACTGCAGGTATTAAGCTTGTTATGGACCTAGAATCCAAGCGTATCGATATGCTGCAAAAAGCAGGATTGCTTGAGAACAAAGAACTTGCCGAAGAAATGGTTGAAATTGAAAAGAACCAGGAAATTCTTGTGGGCATTCTAAAAGATATCGCTCAGGAATATCCTCAGATTAGAGATGAGATTATGCGTAGGCTTTCTAATGTTGCTAAGGAAAAAGAAGTAATTACAGTGGTGGTCAATAACGATGTTTAATGATTTCTTAGAAGCCCTCAAATCTGACAACTTTGCAGAACGTCCAGTAGACGCTAGGACATTTGTTGAGGGCGAAGACTATCTTAACCAGCCACCGCTGTCACAAATTCAGTACGATATCGTTGAGGCCATGAGCCAGATATACAAACTAGAAGATGTTATCGATCTTCTGGGAGAAGAGGAGGGTCGTCGCTATTACAAGAAATACACTAAAAATGAAATCATTCTTCAGCTTGGTAAGGGATCTGGGAAGGACTTTACTTCTACAGTTGCTTGTTCTTATATTGTCTATAAGCTACTATGCCTTAAAGACCCTGCTCGCTATTTTGGTAAACCAAGCGGTGACGCTATTGACATCATTAACGTGGCTATCAACGCCCAGCAGGCAAAGAACGTTTTCTTTAAAGGATTTAAATCAAAGATTGAAAGGTCTCCGTGGTTCGCTGGCAAGTTTAACGCCAAGGCTGAAAGTATTGAGTTTGATCATTCGATTACAGTCTACTCAGGCCACTCTGAGAGAGAATCACATGAGGGTCTTAACCTTATACTCGCAGTTCTTGATGAGATATCTGGTTTTGCTCAAGAGATTGGCACAGGTAATGATCAGGGTAAGACTGCAGATAATATCTACAAGGCTTTCCGTGCATCAGTAGATTCACGTTTCCCAGATTTAGGTAAGGTAGCCCTACTATCATTTCCTCGTTTCCCAGGAGACTTTATTTCTACAAGATATGACGCAGTTATTGCAGAGAAAAATGTCATTCGTAAAACTCACAAGTTTATTATGAATCCAGATTTGCCAGAAGATGCAGAGGGTAACTCTCTAGAGATTGAATGGGATGAGGATGAAATTCTTTCATATAAGTATCCAGGAATGTTTGCAATTAAAAGACCAACTTGGGTAGTAAACCCTACTCGTAAAATAGATGACTTTAAGCTTGCATTCTATACAGACATTGGTGACGCTATGCAACGTTTTGCCTGTGTCCCAACCTTTGCATCTGACGCATTCTTTAAGCAGCAAGACAAGGTTCGTGCCTGCATGACTATTAGAAACCCAATTGACAGCTCTAAGAGGTTCGATGAAACGTTTAAGCCAGACCCAGATAAGGTTTACTTTGTTCACGCTGACCTTGCACAGAAACATGACAAGTGTGCTGTAGCAATTGCTCACGTAGAAAAGTGGGTGTCTGTTCAGGTAATGAAAGATTACGAGCAGGTAGTTCCTATGGTCATTGTAGACGCTGTTGTGTATTGGGAGCCAAGGATCGAGGGTCCAGTAAATCTTTCAGAGGTGAAACAGTGGATCCAGAATCTTCGTAGACAAGGTTTTAATATTGGTATGGTATCGTTTGACCGCTGGCAATCATTTGATATCCAAAATGAGCTAAAGTCTGTAGGAATGAGAACTGAGACTGTTTCTGTTGCTAAGAAACATTATGAAGATATGGCTATGCTTGTGTATGAAGAACGTCTGGCTATGCCTGCAATCGAACTTCTATTCGAAGAGCTGACAGAGCTTAAGATTATGAGGAATCGTGTTGACCACCCTAGAAAACTTTCTAAAGACCTTGCAGATGCTGTTTGTGGGGCTATTTTTGGGGCAATTAGCCACACACCTAAAAACACAAACCTTGAAGTAGAGGTTCATACCTTTAGAGATAGACCAAAACAGACGCTTGACAGCGATTCTAATAATGTGATAAAATATAAGCCTATGCCCAAAGAGGTGCAAGAATATCTACAAAGATTTGATTTAATCTAAAATCAAAAATATAAATAACAATAAGGAGAATAATGACTTCACTAAAGAAGCCACTAATCGCTATTGCCTCTGCAGTAGCACTTGTAACATCTGCTCTAGTAGCAGCTCCAGCTAATGCAGCTATCTCAGCAGCATTGACTGTAAACAACGTATCAGTTACCGCAGCCGCAACTGCTGCTGATCCAGTGCTACTTCCAGTACCTGCAGACAACTCTGTAGATGCTGCAGATGCCCTTAAGGTTGTAGTTACTGTTGCTGCAAACACTACTGTTTCAGCTACTGCAACTGGTGTTAAGCTAGTTTCAGCTCTTGCAACTGTATCTGCTCCAGTAGCAGCTTCAGCAGGTTCTGCAACATTCTCAGCTAACTCAGGTTCAGGAACCACAGTTACCTTCTATGCATTCACCACTTCAACTACTGCTGGTTCAGTTGTAGTTACCGTTGGTGGAGACTCAACTACTTATGTAGTTAAGGGTACTGCAGGTGCTGCATACACTCTAACAACATCAGTTCCTGCATTTGCTGGACTAGGTGTAGACGTTGACTTCACTGCTAACGTAACTGACGTATTTGGTAACGCTGTAACTAACGCAACCATTACAACCTCAGTTCTTCGTGGTACAGTTAAGACTGCACTAACTTACGATGCAACTGACAAGCGTTATGAGGGTGTTATCACCACTCCTACCGTTGCAGGTGCAGTTGCAGGTATCTCAAAGATCACTGCTACTGATGTAGCTGGTTTGGCAAAGGCTACAACTGAGGTTGCATTCTCAGTATCAGCTGCTGACCTAGCAACACAGGTTACCGCTTTGTCTGCAGCTGTTGCTGCAAAGGATGCAGAGATTGCATCTCTAAAGGCTAAGTACAACTCACTTGCTAAGCGATACAACACTAAGGTTGGAAAGAAGCTTCAGGTTAAGCCTGTTAAGTAATTGATGTATAATAGATTTGGGGAGAGGGCAAACAGTTCTCTCCCCTTATCTGTCCCCATTTTAGAAAGGTAAAGTGTATCTATTCAATGGATATTGTTTACTTTTCTAATTATTCAGGCAACACTAAACGATTCGTGGAGAAACTAAATGAGCATTCTATCCGTATTCCTATTAGCGATGATGTTGACAGCCCTACCGTGGTTGATGATTATTACGTTTTATTTGTTCCAACTTATGGTGGAGGGAATGAAGGATCTGCAATCCCCAGACAGGTACGACGTTTTTTAAATATTAAACAAAACAGAGACCTTCTGCTTGGTGTAGTTGGTTTTGGAAACACAAACTTTGGAGAGCATTACTGCAAAGCTGCAGATATGATTTCTCAAAAGACTGGGGTACCAGTTATAGCTAGAGTGGAAATCTTTGGCACACAAGAAGATGTAATTAAGGTAAAGGAAAGGTTAGGTCTACTAAATGGACAACTATAGTTATCATGAACTAAACGCAATGCTCAACCTCTATGGAGCAGATAAAACAATTCAGTTTGAAAAAGACAGAGAAGCAGCACGAGCATACTTTTTAGATCATGTTAATCTAAATACAGTATTTTTCCACAGCCTTGAAGAGAAACTAGAGTATCTAGTAGAAAAAGAATACTACGATCCAAAGATCCTGGACCAATATTCATTTGAGTTCATCAAGGATTTGTTTAAGCAGACATATTCCTACAAGTTCCGCTTCCCTACCTTTGTTGGTGCCTATAAGTTCTACACTTCATACGCCCTAAAGACTTTTGACGGGGAGCGTTACCTAGAACGTTTTGAGGACCGTGTAACCATGAACGCACTAATGCTTGCACGTGGAGATGAGCAGCTAGCCAGAAATCTTGTAGACGAAATTATTACTGGTCGTTTCCAGCCAGCCACGCCTACATTCCTAAATGCAGGTAAGGCACAGCGTGGAGAGTTTGTATCCTGTTTCCTACTTCGCATCGAAGACAACATGGAATCAATTTCTCGTGCAGTAAACTCGTCTCTACAGCTTTCAAAGCGTGGTGGTGGTGTTGCACTTAATATGACAAACATTCGTGAGTCTGGTGCTCCAATTAAGAAGATTGAGGGGCAATCATCTGGAATTATTCCAGTCATGAAGATGCTTGAAGACGCATTCTCATATGCTAATCAGTTGGGGTCTCGTCAAGGTGCAGGTGCAGTATATCTTAATGCACACCACCCAGACATCATGAAGTTCCTTGACACCAAGCGTGAGAACGCCGATGAGAAGATTCGCATCAAGACTCTGAGCCTTGGTGTAGTTATTCCAGACGTGACTCTTGAGTTGGCTAAGAACAACGAAGACATGTACCTGTTCTCTCCTTACGATATCGAGCGTGTATATGGAGTTCCAATGTCAGATATTTCAGTTACTGAGAAGTACCAGGAAATGGTTGACGATGCCAGAATTAAGAAGAGCAAGATTAAGGCACGTGAATTTTTCCAGGCAATCGCAGAGCTACAGTTTGAATCAGGGTATCCATATATTGTCTACGAAGATACAGTAAACAATGTTAATCCTATTGATGGTCGTATCAACATGTCTAACCTTTGTTCTGAAATCCTTCAGGTGAATACTCCAACAACATACAATCCCGATCTGTCATATGACAATATTGGTAAAGATATTTCATGTAACTTAGGATCGCTAAATATTGCTAAGGCTATGGAGTCACCAGACTTTGGAAAGACTATCGAGGTTGCAGTTCGTGCACTAACATCTGTTGCAGATATGTCATATATTGAGTCTGTTATGTCAATTGCCGAGGGCAACAAGAAGTCACGAGCCATTGGTCTGGGCCAGATGAACCTGCATGGGTATTTTGGTAAAGAGCGTATGCACTACGGAGATGAAGAGTCAATCGACTTCACCAACATCTACTTCTACACCGTGCTGTTCCACGCACTAAAGGCATCTAACAAACTAGCAATTGAAACAGGAAGCCCATTCGAAGGCTTTGACAAGTCTAAGTATGCTTCTGGTGCTTTCTTTGCAAAGTATATTGCACAAGAGTGGAAGCCATCCACTGAAAAGGTTGCAAAGCTATTCTCAGATGCAGGCATTGCAATTCCTACCCAAGATGACTGGAAAGAGTTGGCTAATAGTGTTATGGCCCACGGTATCTATAACCAGAACCTTCAGGCTGTGCCACCAACTGGATCTATTAGCTATATCAATAATTCAACATCTTCTATTCACCCAATCGCTTCAAAGATTGAAATCCGCAAGGAAGGAAAGCTTGGTCGTGTTTACTACCCAGCCCCATACCTTACCAATGACAATCTTGAATACTTTGAGGATGCATATGAGATTGGTCCTGAAAAAATCATTGATGTCTATGCTGCTGCAACCCAGCACGTAGACCAGGGCCTATCTCTGACACTGTTCTTCAAGGATACTGCTACAACTCGTGATGTTAACCGTGCACAGATTTATGCATGGAAGAAGGGCATCAAGACTATTTACTACATCCGCATTCGACAGCTAGCCCTAGAGGGAACAGATGTTGAAGAGTGCGTATCGTGCATGCTATAAGGAGAGAAATGATTACAAGACCAATTAACTGGAACAAGATCGAAGACACGATCGATCTAGACGTCTGGAATAGACTGACAGCTAACTTCTGGCTTCCTGAGAAGGTGCCACTATCTAATGACATCCAAGCATGGGCTACGTTAAGAGATGAAGAAAAGCTTCTTACAATGCGTGTATTTACTGGTCTAACTATGCTAGATACGATCCAGGGTACAGTAGGAGCAATGTCTCTAATGCCAGATGCACGTACACAACACGAAGAAGCAGTTATTACTAATATTGCCTTTATGGAATCTGTACATGCTAAGTCATACTCGAGTGTATTCTCTACTCTAACTTCAACACAGGAGATTGAGGATGCATTTAGATGGTCAGAAGAAAATCCATATCTACAGAAGAAGGCACAGATTGTTCTAGATAAGTATTATGGAGATGACCCAGAGAAGCGTAAGATTGCCTCAACCCTGCTTGAGTCATTCCTATTCTACTCAGGATTCTACTGGCCAATGTATCTGTCAAGCCGTGCAAAGCTGACCAATACCGCTGACCTGATCCGTCTTATTATTCGTGACGAGGCTGTCCACGGTTACTACATTGGATACAAGCTTCAGCAGGCCTACAATGAGTCATCACCAGAACGCCAGGAAGAGCTAAGATCGTACGCCTACGACCTATTGATGGAACTTTATGAAAACGAGGTTCGCTACACAGCGGATCTTTATGATGGCATTGGGCTGACAGAGGACGTAAAGAAGTTTCTTCACTACAACGCCAACAAGGCTCTAATGAACCTAGGTTTTGACCCGTTGTTCCCGAAGGAAACTACAGATGTAAATCCTGCCATTTTGTCTGCACTGTCACCAAACGCAGACGAGAACCACGACTTCTTTAGTGGGTCTGGATCATCGTATGTTATTGGTAAGCAAGAGTCTACAGAAGACGAAGACTGGGACTTTTAGTCCATAGGACTTGGGGGGCAGCATAGTCTAGCCCCCCTTTTTCTATATTTAAACAGTGATATAATTATCTTGTTAGACATACCCCACTAACAAGGAGATACAAATTAAAACCCCAAGACTTTTAGCAGCACTAGCTTTGGCCTTTGTGCCACTATTTTTTGCTACCCCAGCCCTGGCAAATGAAACTACAGAGCCTGTTGTAGTTGTTGTTACTACTCCTGGTGGAGATGACTCATCTTACCAGGTGCCACTGACAACTACAGTAACATTTGACGGAGTAGTATATGACTCTGTTTATGCAACGACCAACTCTGTAATCACATTTGGTAATCCAGATGGCACCTACTGGACATATCCATCAACACCCTCTATATCTCTATACTCAATGGACTGGGTAGTTTACCCACAAAATAGATCTGACGAACACCTAATAATTCGTGCATCTGATGGAGGATTTCAGGTAGACATCTCTGCTAGACCTATTTGGCTGCAGGGTGCTACTGAGCCAACAAACATTAACATAGTTGCGGCTATTAATACAGATGGAACGGTTGCAATATCCTACTCATTGACTGGACCAACTTATGAAGGACAGACTCGCACTGGTGTTCGCCTTACAGATGGAAGCATTGTAACTCTAGAGCAGTACGGGATTGTTCAGGTAGAACAGCCACCAGTATTAGAGCCAGAACCAGTTGCTCCAACACCTACACCAGAACCCACTCCTACACCAACACCAGAGCCCACTCCAACAGTGACTCCACCTTTTGTTCCAGAGGGTGCAACCTTGCTATCGGAGGGATCATCAATAGA